TCTAGTCAAACCAAAACCAATTTTTTTATTTTTTTAGATACACATATATATCCTTGCCACACGGTTGTTTGTAATGACGAAGCAAATAATAGCACTAGTAGCCCTATTATCATTAGGAGCATTTAGTGCAGTATATGCAGAAACAGCAACAGTTGAAGTGCCTTTCGATAGTCACGGACAAAGTTGTCACTTTGATCAATTTGCAGTAGAATTTCACTGTGTTTGGCAAGGTGTAGGTGAAAAATTTACTTACGAAGACCTTGAAGAATTCAAAGATCTTTTAGATGAAACAATCTATGATGAAGAACTTAGAAAACTTAATGAACATGCATTAGCTGAAATTGCAGCAGAAAAGGCAAAACTAACACCTAACGAGTTAGTAATCCTAGAGATAGAAAACAAACTCAACAGAGGTATTGCAACTGCAACAGATTCAGTCTACATGAATTTGCTCAAAGAACTTGATACTTGTCAACAAGGAATGGATAAGCAAACAGCACCATTCCAAAATGCAAGAGAGTTCGAGATTTCAGAATTCACAATGTGGAAAGTTAACAATGTCAAATATGACGGAAAACTTGGTGAAATTGTAATGGCAATAGAGGAATGCAGAGCACAACATGCCTTGAAAAAGGTAGTCGGTGAAGGATATTCTAACATGCCAACAGGGGATGATGATGTTCAATTCAGTCTACTTGTAGAATATGAAGGTATTCAAGCATTAAACTTTGATGACCATACTGCAACACACAGAAACATTGATGAATCACTAATTTGTGGTAACAGTCAATTCCCATTAACACACCAAGCACAGTTTGGTTGTGAAGTGTTGTATGATGGTAAAACATTAGAACAAATCAAACTTGAAAACGAGTTAAAATTTGGAACTGATGGAATGATTGGTTCTCATAACAAAGTGTTAGATGATTACTTTGATTTCTTAAAGTCTAGTAACTTTAGATACGCAACTGTTGAAGATAAGTTATATGAACAATCTATTGCAGAACCAATCATAAAAAATATGATTGAGAGTAATAACTTTGTTCAAAACCAACTTAAAAACGAATAGGGATAATCCCTCTTTTTATATTTTTATTTATCTACATTTATATAAGGTATTGACTTTGATTAATCATGAAAGACTGTATAAGTTGTAAAGAAATATCGGAATTACTTGTTAATTCCAGTACAGTTATTTATGCCAAAGAACATGGTAGTAAAATAATGTGTACAAATAATCACATAGTATTTGATGGTATGCAATAATCATCATTTACTTAACTTTATATATTAGTGGTTTTTATATAATTTATGGCAATCACAATCGCACACAATGCCGACCATAAAAGTCTTACAGGAAAGACACTATCCATTCAAAGCGAACTTACATCAAAGTTGAAATCCACCATTGTTGACGTAACATATGGTGCTTCTGACAACTACGCTACTAATGGTAATACTGTCGATCTATCACTTGGTGGTAGAATTAGTACAGTCATTGGAGCAGAAATTCTCCACTGTGACAAAGGACTACTTCTACAATATGCTCCAGCAGCAGCAGGGGCAGCAGCCACAGGAAAAATTAAGGCTTATGGTCATACTCCAACAAGCTCTACAGCAACAGTTGTAGCCCTTGAGGAATTAGATGCTTCAGATACAGCAGTCAATTCTATGACTATTCGTATTAGAGTTATCGGTTTCTAGACTAAGATCTAGTCAATTTTTTTCTCTTTTTACTAATAATGTTTATATATGACCAATATTATCAGTAAACATGACTTATACTAATCATAATGTAAAAGACGTATCTGCTGACGGTGCAGTAAAAGCTGGACATGGTGTAATAGTTTCAGTACATGTTGTAAAAGCAGGTGCAAGTGGAGACAAAATAGTATTCCATAATGGAGATGCTAATTCAGATCCAGCAGAATTTACAGTATATGGTGAAGGAATTCAAAATATACAGGATATTATGAGAAGATTTGAAGACGGTATATTTGCAGAAGTTACAGGTACAACTGCAAGATATTTAGTAGTATTCAAATAGAATCTTTAAATATAAAGTAAACTTTATAACTCTTATGGTAACGACTACAACTTACTGTTCAGTTAATGATATTATTGACTTTTTAAGAGTGCCTATTACTTCAACAACCACTCCAAACAAAGAGATGGTTCGTAAGATTATTGCAAGAAAAGAGGAAGAATTTGACAGAAGGGTAGGTCATACTTGGAAAACTAAGAAGATTACAAGAGAAGTTCACGACTTGCCTTTATTATACACATTTGGATGGGGTACTCCATTGTTCTTACAACATAGAAATATACAGATTTTAGACAGTTCAGCAGGGGATAAGATAGAGATTTGGAAGGGAGAATCAGATTCATGGGAAAATATAGTAGGTCAAGACCAATGGTATCATTGTGAATATGAGAGAGGAACATTACACTTAAGAGGTTATTTGTTCACTATTCTAAGAAAAAACAGAGTTAGAGTCACTTACAGATATGGTGGTGAAAACTTTGCAGGTGATACAGAAATACCATTAGACGTTGCAGATTGTATAATTAAAATGGCTGCAATAGAGATAATGAATACCTCATTCAGAATGGATGAGATTCCAAGTGGTGGAAGTGTATCTCCTAGTGAGTCAAAGAAATACTGGCAAGAAGATATTGAACTCTGCATCTCTAATCGTAGAGAAGTATTTGTTGTTCCATAATGGGCTGGATAAAAGGTTTAATAGCACTACCAAAGATTGCTGCTGCTAAGATTATGAAAAAATTAGGTGTTCCTTATGAATTAACTGAAGATGAACAAACTGGAGAAGTATCACTCAAAGTAAGGGGAAAACCTGATAATGTTGAAAATCTTGAAATCAAGGAAGGTAATACCCCAACAGAAACTGCTTATATTGCAAGAGCTGTAGTAAGACCAGATGAAGCACCATTAATAGAAACACCTGATCCAGTTTTACAATCACCTAAAGGTTCGTTGCCTAAACCTACTAATGCATATGATGATCTTAAAGAGCCTAGGGAAATAGCATATTACCCTGCTGGAAAGAACCCTTATGGTAGAGGAAACGAGGGTGGTAAGCCAAATATAGAAGCCATAAGACAATGGGTTTCAAATACAAAAGTAGCAACATCTTCAAATTTTATACTAAGTGAGGAATTTGGGAAAAAATCTGGAATGATATATGGTAAATCTGGTAAAGAATTAGAAAAGGCAATAGATGAAGTTACATACAAAGTGGCTAGAAAAATATGGTATGTGGGCAGAAAACCAAGATATATGAGTGATGATGATTGGCAAAAAGATACAAAAGATATGCGACCAGCAGAAGGTTCTTTCTCAAAGAATGAAGATTGGGGTGGAAAATTTCCATATGGTGAAACTTATAAGTATGAAAGTGGTAAGTTTCGGTAATGACTATTATTACATATGATGCAGTAGACGACATAATATCACTAATAAAGACCAAATGGTCTAATTTAAGACCACCTACAATCTCAAAAGTATGGGATAAAAGAACTGTAGGATTCATAGATGATAGAAGTGATCAGGTAATATTATCACCAAAAGGTGAAGAAATACAGTATTTTGGTCTAGGTGGTAGTGCTTTTTGGCACAATCAGATAGTAGAAATGGAAATAAGAACGTATCAGGATATTAAACGACATAACTCAGTTGTGAAGGAAATAGTCAAAATTATCAAGGATAACATAACAGGAACTAATTATACTGATTTACGAGTAATCGGTTCATTCAGTAAGAACTTTGCATATCGTAATATGTATAGTTATGTTGTAACAATATCCTATAGAAAATCAGATCCCTCTTAAAAATCTTTATATACTAATACGGAGAGTATAGAATATGGCAATATTTACTGGTGCTAATGCATCTATAATGTACGGTTATGAAAGTACATTCGGAACAACACCTACTGTTACCAATACCTTTGGTCTTAATCAAAAAGTAACTAGTTTGTCATTAAATACAAGTAGATTTCAACTTAATAAATTAGGTCAAGTAGAACCAACTAAATACGCTTACGGTCAACAATCGGGAAGTGTAGGAATTGGATTTGTATTTGACGATTCTCATTCACATAAAATATTTCAATCAATTTATGGCGCAGATGCAAATGGATCAAGTCCATTCATATATCCTACAAACTTAGGTCAAGGAAATGCTCCTACAACTGTATCACCAATCACAACAAAAATTCAAGTAGCAACATCAGGTAGTACTTCACTTGAAAGAATATTAAACGGATGTATTGTACAATCATTAGGTTTGTCAACAAGTATTGGTGAGCCAGTTAATGGTACTGTTGATATGATGTTTGGTAAAGAACAAAATGCTGACGTAGTAGGTGGCGCTGCCACAGCACAAGGTGCAGGAACACTTGATCAAGGTGGTGTTCCTTATACATTTGCTCATGGTCTAGTAAAAGTACATAACGGTTCAGCATTAACAGCAGTTGCAGAAATTCAAGAATTTGACGTAACATTTGCACAAAATGCAGAATTACTTTATGGATTAAATTCACATACAGCAGTTGATACATATAGACGAGTATTAGATGTTAGTGGCAGATTCAGAGCAGCATTTAAAGATAAAAGATTAATTCAATATGTAATTGATCAGTCTCGAGCTGGAACAGAATTACTTACAAGTGCTGTAGGTGTTGAACTAACATTTACAAATGGCAGTAAATCACTTAAAATAGAACTAAACGAATTGTCAGTAGCAGATCATGGAACAACAGGTATTGAGCCAGTAGAACCAATATTTGAAGAAATTAACTGGTCATGCAAATCAGCAAGAGTAACAGCAACAACATAAACCTTTATAAATTACCTGATTAGTACAATTTACATGGCACTAATACCTGTAAAGATAACCTATAATGATAAGGAAGATACAATAGAATTTGAGGATTCTTTGACATTCGGGGAGACAGAAGCATTGATTAGTGGATCTGTTGATTTGGCTGATATAGCAAAGCCTAAGATCGATTTGTCAAAATATAGAATGAATTTACTAGTATTGACAATTAAAAAGGCTCCGTTCAAAACTGGAGATATAACTACAATAAAAATGTTGGATTCCAAAGTAGTGAAAGGTATGTTAAGGGAGATAACTAAGGTACACCCTTTAGCAGTATATATAGAGGATTGGATGGAAACCTTCCAAAGTTACGAGGAGGAGAGCAGTTCAAATACGCAATCTACTACAGTTGTGCAACCCAATTCGGATGGGATAAAGAAACAGTCGACAGGCAAGAAACAGAATATTTAGCCAAATTATTTGCCACTCATCAGGAACAGATGGAAAAGGCAGAAAGAGAGAAAGCCATGCCACCTATGGGCAGAAACATTAGAAAAAACTTATAAGTAAACAAGATACAGTTTATATATAATGTCAGCTCAAGATTCTGGAGGATATAATGATTCAAATATAGAAGTAAAATTTCAACAAGCTATAGCAAATTTAGTAAAAACTTTAGGTGGAGAGGAAAAACTTACCAAAAATCAAATGGTTCAAACAAGAAAAATTATTGTACAGCATGAGAAAAAATACAATAGTGACAAAGACCATTGGAGATGGAAAGATCAGGATAGACAAAAACAACGTAAGTTTGCCATTGAAAAAATAGAGATGCAAGGACAGCAAGTAAGAATGAATAAACAGCTATCTAATGCTATGAAACATAACTTAGATTCATATAATTATGTAAAACAATCTCTTACTGGTGGTGGCAGAAGTTTAAAATCAGGAATATTAGGTGTTTCTGATTCTCTTGCATTGCTTACAAAAAGCAGTAGAGACTTAATAAAAGCAGAGAAAGTATTAAAGGATGCAAAAAAATCAGGTGGAGATGTAAAGGGAGCACAAACTGTAGTAGATGAATTAAAAGATACTATATCAAAACTTGGTGGTAATAATAGAGTAATGAAATCAATAGTTTCAAAATTAGAAGGACTTAGTAAAATTATGGAGAAACATCAAGGTAAAGTAATGATAGGAGCTGGAGTTGCTAGTATTTTAATTGGTATTATTAGTAAGGCATTGAATGTAGCTCCACTATTTCAAGCCATGATGAAGTTAATGCAATTTGCAGTTACAATGATTTTAATGCCAATAGGTACGTTCTTCGGAGCAATTTTAAGACCTTTAGTAATAGGATTTGTAAGAGGTACAGCTAAAAACTTTGGTGCTTGGATGAAAACTGCAATGTCACTTGGTACAAAAATAGGTGAATTTATTATGGAATTCTTAAAAAATCCTGCAGCAGCATTTGGTAATTTGTTTAAAAATTCATTAGGTGGTGATCCTGCATCAATAGCAGGTACAGCAACAACTCTAGCTGGAGCAGGAACAGCAGTAGCAGTTGCAACTAAAATATTACCTAAAGTACTTACTACTGCAGCAAAAGGATCATCAGGAGCAATAACATTTGCATCAGGTGTAGATGATGCTGCTAAACTTGGTAAATCAGGATGGAGTCTATCAAATCTTCTAAAAGGTTCATTAGGAATAGGTAAAATTGGTGCAGTAGGAGCAGGTATGGGTGGTGGTCTTTCAAGTATTTTGACTGGAGGTAAAACAAGTGAAAAAGCAGCAGAAATTGCAACAAAAGGTTTAGCTAAAGTTATACCTAAAGTACTTACTACATCTATACCACTTGGTATAAAATTGGGATTTAAAGCTATACCAGTTCTTGGCTGGGCAACATTGGCTGCTGATGTTGCTGGTTCTGCTATGAAACAATGGGCTCCTGATCAATATGAAGGTATAAGACAAGGTGCATTAGGAGTAGGTTCTTTCCTTGGTGATACTGAAGGAACTCATACTGAAGGTTTCTTAGACATTTTAGGATTTGGTAAACAGTCAACATTTGAAATGTTAGGAGAAGGATTTCAAGAGTTATCAAAAGTGTTTAATGGTGGTTCTACAGAAACAATAGCAGAATCAGCAGAAAGATCTGCTGGTTTTGTAGAAACATTAGAAAAAGCAGCAATAAAAATGGGTACTCAATCTGCTCCAACAATGGATTCACAAATGACTGAAATCATGAATTCTTTTATCAGAATGAAAGAAATGGGAATGACTTCCAAATTAGCAGCAGAAAGAACTGCTGATCTATTTTCACTTGCAGAAGCAACTGTTGAAGCTAAAATTCAACAATGGATTGATCTCATACCACCAAAAAAAGACGGTGGAGAACGTGCAGAGAAAAAATTTGCAAGATCAGCATTAAACCAATGGCAAAGTGGAACTGCTGATAATTTTTTTGGTGGTAGCAATTATGTAAATCCTTGGACAAAAAATAATCAAGGAACAGAATCAGTTCAAACAAAAATGGAAAAAGAAGCAGAAAGAATAATAACAGCATTTAATAAAGCAAATCCACATACCTCATATGCAGATATTTATGGTACAAAAGAAACAACACCAAGTGAACATAAATATCCTACTGGATTTGATCAATCTGGAATGACTAGAGCACAGATGGATCAAAAAAATAATGGATTACCAACAACATCTACAGGTGCAGTTGATTGGAATTCATATCTTAATCCAAATTATGCTGGTGGACAGATAAGTGAACCAATACTTGGTATAGGTAGGTCAGGTAGAACATACTCATTTGGAGAACATGGAGCAGAGACAATCACACCTAACGGTCAAATGGGTGGAGGTGGAGGAATCACAATCAATATTGCTAGAATAGAAAAGAATGCCGACTTTGAACAGTTAAAACCAATGATTCAAAAATGGATATTGGAAGCAAATAGTAGAAGGGGTATGATCTAAAATGGGAACTATAGTACTTAAAAAATTACAACCTTCTCCAACAAGAACACTTACCATAAACAATCTTAGTAGTTTAGATATTTCTGTTGACATGCCAGCTATGGTTTATGCCATACCTGAATCAACTGATGAAGATGCAATAGGAATGAAGGTAGAAGGAAATATGTCAACAGTTAATATATCATGGACATTGGTAGATGAAGATTCTACTGTAGTAAGTGAGTTGACAGGTAATGATGCAGTAGAAACTGCTGATGAGCAGATGGTATTTTTAATAGGTATGGGGAGAATAGGTGGAAATGCCACAGCAGCAGAAATACTTTCTAATCAAAATTCAATGCAATCATCAGGTGTTGAATATGCATATCAACTAGATTTAAAAGATAATTCAGGTACTACATTTTTTACAAAACAGGGTATAATAACCAAGGTAAATGTAAGCAAATCTGGTAGCACTCCAGTAACTTATAATGCAAGTATTATGTTTTCTACAGCAGAAATGATTGCTGAAAGTCAAGAAGCAGATCAAGGATCAGGATAATGGCAGTAGTATCAGTATTTATCAATGATGTTAAAAAATCATTTGTTAAAACAACAATAATTAGAGAAGGTGACAGGGCAATAGACGAAGCTGATATTGTATTACCTCCAAGTGTTGATGCAAATACTAATGACAAAATAGTAATAGTACAGGACATGGTTTCAACGGATAATTTATCTGCAATTTATAATTTTAATGAGTCAATAGTAGATGAAAGTGGTCATTTGAATACTCCTACTGCATCGGCAGATTTGACATATATTGACGGACAATGGCAGGGCAAGGCATTATCATTCAATGGCACTAGTACATATTTTGAAGTTGATGACAAAACTAACCTTAATTTTAGTGGAGAGTTTGAAATATTCATATGGGTAAAATGGTCTTCAACTACTAAACAGTATTTGCTTACAAAAAGAACAACATCAAGTAACGGATTGGGAATAAGTGTAAATCATACAACTGCTGGCGACATAGCATTGGAACTTAACGGTACAACATTAGTGTCATCATCTGCTGGATTTAATGATAATGGAAATCACTTGATAAGAGTGACAAGGGATTCATCAAACTTGGTTACATTATATGTGGACAAGATATCAAAGGGTACTGCCACCATATCTCATGACTTGACAACAACTGGAAAATTAAGAGTTGGCAGAGATGAAGCATCAACATATTTTACAGGATCAATGGATTCAGTTAGGTTATACAAAGGCACTCCATTTTCTACAAGAATGGGAGAAAAAATATACAATGTCAGAAACCCAAGAACTGTAATGAAGTTTGGTGGAAGGGTTACAAAAATAAAAAAAGAGATTATTGTTAAAGAAGTTAAGTGTTTTAGTTTTGGTAAGGAACTAGGTGAAGTAGAAATACGAGGAGATTCATTTGATGATAAGACACCTGAATTCATAATAGACAGTTTGATTACAAACAATACAGGACTAACATTCGTCAGAAAAGGAGCTTTATCAGGTATAACATTGGAAAAATATGTTGCTGTTGGTAAACTTATAGATATTCTTAGGGATTTTACATCATTGACAGGTCATATATTTTATACAAATGGTAACAAAGAATTTGTGTTAGAACCTGAAAAACATACAGATATAGGATTTACATTTACACACGGTGAAAACTGTAAATTGTTTGATACAAGGTTTGATGATACTGAGTTAGTAAATGATTTGATTGTTTTGGGTGAGAATATAAGGTATCATACTATTGAACTTTTTACTGGAAATGGATCTAACAAAGAATTTGCTTTGGAACAAAAACCTGTAAGTACCAGAGTTACAGCAGATATTGGATCTGGTGTGGTAGAAATGGAACCTGAAGTAGATTATGATGTAGATAGTGTCAATAACAAAATAGTTTTTATAAATACTGCACCAATAAATACAAGTACTGTTACTGTTGACTATGAATTTGAAAAACCTTTGTACATAAGAGGTACGAAACAAAGTAGTATTGATGAGCATGGTGTACATGCTAAAAAGTTAATTATGCCTTGGATAAGAACTAGGTTTGACGGTGTTAGGTTTGTTCAAGCATATCTTAACAGATACAAGGATATTAAAATGAATATAAGTGTAGAAGTGCCAACATTATTCAATTCAATAGCAGAAAATGACATTGTGCATATAACAAATACAATTAAAAATATAGACGGTAGTTTTGTAATAAAAGGAATAAGGTGGACTTATCCAAAATCAATCACTACTTTAGATATAGGTGAATATAATTTTGATTTCTTAGAAATTGATCAGCAGATAACTCAGAAAGTACACGATTTGGAAGATGCCATGACTACAAACAAGGATATAAGGGAATATGAATCACCAGAAGAAATTCTTGTAATAGGAGATATAGTTATACAAGTTGTTCATGAAGACTTTACAGAAACCTTAAATATTCCACATTCAACAGTTATAATAGATAAAAATGACAACAATTATGGATCTGGAACATATGGATCAAGAGGGGGAAGATTCAGTCAAACTACAGGAAGTGTATATGTAAGTGGCTGATATATTAGTTCCTCTTAATGGTCATGTGAGAGTAAGAGCATGGGAAAAACAACCAGATGGTACTGAAAAAGAAGTTTATGATAAAACCATTAAAAATCTTATTGTTGATGCAGGGAAACATTCAATATTAAAATATATAGGCAATATTTCAGGTGGTGGATATGCTAATCAAGTAGGAGTAGGAGACTCTACAACTGCTGCAGCATCAGGTCAAACTGACTTACAGGCTTCATCTAACAAATACTGGAAATCAATACAGTCTACAGATAGAATACTACTTGGTGAGACAATATATTTATCTGTAGATTTTGGTTATACAGAAGGCAATTATACATGGAATGAGTTAGGTCTAAGAGATAATAATAATGTCATGTATGCTAGACAGATTGATGCTTCTCCATTTGTTAAGACATCATCAAAAAGAGCAATCGTTGAATGGCAGTTGAGTCTTTAGATGGCAAAAATACTTATTCCTCGTAGTGATAGTGTAAGTGTAAAAATTATTGAACCTAGTGATTTTGAGTCATTTTTTAGTGACGATGTATTAAATGATTATATAAAAAGTGGTTTTACACTTTCATCAGGTACAGGTTTGTCAGTAAATATATCATCAGGCATAGCTAGAGTAAAAGGATTATTTGTTAATAATTCTACATCATCAAGCAAAGGAAGTTTGACAGCAAGTAATACAAATTATATATATGTAACACTATCAAGAGATTCTAATAGTGAAGCAGAATCTTGGGATTTTACATCAAACACGACTGGAACAACACCTACAGATTCATTACTTATAGGAACTGCTACAACAAACGGAAGTAGTGTAACTGCAACAGCAGCACCCACACAATCTCAATACTCATTAGTAAATCCTTGGATATTTGGAAATGGACAAGATGGTGATGTCACTTTGTCAACAAACACTTCACAAAGTGAAGATAAATATTATAATAATCTCACAATCAATTCAGGAGTAAGTGTTACTCCAAGTGGAAATAAACATGTAACAATATTTTGTAAAGGAACACTTACAATAAATGGAACAATAGACTGTAATGGAGTAGGTGGAACTGGTGGCAGTTCTAGTTCTGGTGGGGCTGGTGGGCTTCGTGGGTATTTTTATAACTGTGGAACACCACAATCAACATATGGTGGTGAAAACTCTGGTGGTAATGTTGGTTTAGTTAATTCAGTTGGTATGACTAATAGTGGTGGTGATAGTGGAGATGGTGGAACTGGTGGTACAGCAGGACAATTTACAGAAAACGGAGGTTTTAATTGGACTGCTACTCCACGAAGAACAGGTGGAGGTAGTGATCCAAACACTACAACAAACGGAACAGAAAATAGGGATATATATAATATTATGCAAATTGTAAATTATACTGAAATTTATGGTGGAGGTGGTGCTGGTAGTTCTGGTGGTGGTGGAGGAGGTGGTGGCACATCTGGTAGGACATCTGGTAGTTGTGGATCTTTGGCTTCTGGAGCTGGTGGAGCTGGTGCAAGTGGAGGAAGTGGTGGAACAGGTGGAGGAATGATTTTAATTTTTGCCAATAATCTTGTTTTAAATAATACATCAGTACTAACATGTAATGGTACTAATGGTGGTAATGGTAGTAATGGTACTAATGGTAGTAATGCCACAGCAGATTTTAGTATTGGTGGTGGTGGAGGAGGTGGTGGAGGTGCTGGTTCTGGTGCAGGTGGAGGAGCAGGTGGATTTATAGGATTATATTATCATAGTATATCAAAACATGCAAGTGCTACTATTACTGTAAATGGTGGTACTGGGGGCACAGGTGGTACTGGGGGCACAGGTGGTACTAGTAGTGACGGAATATATACAGGATCTCCAGCAAGTGGAACAGATGGTGGAGCTGGTGGAGCTGGACAGAGTGGTGATAGTGGTGTTATAATAGAACATGTCATCTAAACAATAATATTTAAATACTAACATGACTACATATTTAGTATAATGTTACACTTTACAAAGTCTAATAAACCTGTAGGAAATCAAATAAACCCTGATCTTAACATCTGTATTGTAAAAGAATCACAATCTGGTGAAAAAACATGGTATCATGCTAAAAATATAGTCACAAATGACGGAGATCTATTCTATGCTCAACAAGCAGTAGGCGAATCTCCAACAAGTGATTTTGACGGTTCAAGTGGTAGAATGGAACTTAGAACAGGTTCTGCAACCCCTGCCAAAGCCGATACTTATAATGAAGTAGCAACTCCAGTTACATCTTCAAGAAAAGCAATAGATGCAAATTATCCTAAAACAAATGACGGTGACTCTGACAATACAGGTGCAGGAACTGACATTGTTACATGGAGAACAAGTTGGACAACTTCTGACTTTAATGCATCAGCAATTATTGGTGGATGTATTCATGTTGGAGCAGCAAGTCCAGTAAGTGGAACAAAATTATTAACACATTTTTCAATAACTAGCTTTGACAAAACATCAAGCGATACACTAAAGATTTTCGTAAATCATACATTTAACGGAGTTTAAACACCTTGACTATCTCAATGGGTGGTCTTTTCAAATTATTAGAAAAACTTAATCATACCCCACAAGAAGGTTTAAATGATAAGGTTCAAACTAAAGAAGATGTGGTGGTAAAACTTGGCTAGAAAAGCACTGTATAAACACGCAACACAGGTAGATACTTCATCTTATCCAGATGATGGAACAAGTCCTGTAGGTTCTAATGAATGGAATGAATCACCTGATCCACAGGGAATGTTGGGTTTTACACCAGCAAGTGCAACAGTCACAATAGCAAGTGGGGTTGCAACAGTCACAGATACAATTACAGTTGTAGCAGCAGAATCAAGTACAAGTGATACTTTAGATAAACTAGCAATAACAAATACAAGTCAATATGACTTAATTTATTTATTCGCAGATACAGGTGATACAATCACATTAACAAACACATCAAGTCCTTCAGCAGATGGTCAAATCAAGACAGTAAGTGATGCAAACGAAACATTATCTTCAACCGTTCCAACAATTTTAATTAGAAAAGGAAACTATTGGTATGGATATGGTGGTGGTGTAGTCAATGCAGTAAGTGATATTGGAGATGTAACTATATCAAGTATAGCAAGTGGAGAAATTTTAAAATGGAACGGATCAGCATGGATTAATCAAACTCTAGCAGAATCAGGTATTGCAGCAGCAAGTCACACTCAAGCAGCAAGTACAATTACTGATTTTGATACAGAGGTTGCAAACAATTCAGCAGTAACAGCAAATACAGCAAAGGTTACAAATTCTACTCACTCAGGTGAAGTAACAGGTAGTGGTGCATTAACCATAGCAGATAACGTAGTTGATGAAGCAAACTTAAAAGTTTCTAATGCTCCAACTAACGGTTATATGCTAACTGCACAGTCAGGAGATACAGGTGGATTAACTTGGGCTAGTGCTGGTGGTGGTGCAACTATAGTTCATCAATTTTCAAACACTACTACTACAAATTATACAGGTACAGCTTCATCATTTGGAACTGTTGGATCTGGTGATCGTGACATTTATATTAAAAAAATAGATGCTAATAATGAAGGTGTCTTTACTAAAATTTGGAAAAACGGATCTGCTGTCGAAGTACAAATCGCTTGAGGTGTCAAGTTGGCGATAACATATCACGCAGGTAGAAGGATTCAGGGAACAAGTACAGATTTCGGAACCGCAGGAGCAGGTATACCAGCAGTATCAGGTGGATGGAAGGAACTAGGAAGAACTACATTGGGAAGTGCCAATGCAAATATTTCAGTTTCATCATTAGCAGATAAGAGATATTTAATGGTTTTAAATGATTTAAGGTCTAGTTCTGCTATTAATGGAATAAATAGAGTTGGAAATTCTTCATTAGATACAGGTAGTAATTATGCAGAAAGACAAAGTAACAACGGTGGAGCAGATTCATCATTAACTTCTCAAGCACAAGCACCACAATATGGAACATTGACAGGTAACTCTGGATTTGGAGTGGATTATATTGCAAATTTAGCAACGAAAGAAAAATTAGGAATATCTTATGTAATAAACCAAAATACCGCAGGTGCAGGTAACGCACCAAATAGAGTTGAACATGCTTGGAAATGGACTAACACATCAAATGTAATTGATATTCTAGAAAAACGAACATCTGTTAATACGTATAATGCAAACTCAGAGGTTGTCGTACTAGGATGGGATCCAGATGATACCCATACTACAAACTTTTGGGAAGAATTGGCTAGTGCTGATTGGTCTAGTGGTTATCAGATAAATTCAGGAACATTTACTGCAAAGAAATATTTATGGATTCAAGGGTGGTACAAAAATGCAGCTAACACAAGTTATGCAAGATTCAGAGTAGGCAATAATACAATAGATAATGCAAATAATTACGCAAATCGTTACTCATTAAATGGTGCAGGGGATTCTACAGGAGTAAGTACAGATCATATTAAAATGAATGTTACAAATACTAATGCTTCTAGTGGATTAGGATTTTTCAATATGTTTATTATTAACAATGCTTCAAATGAAAAATTAGTAATTGGACACCATACATTAACAGCATCAGGTGTATCAAATGCTCCTGCAAGAAATGAGTTTGTTGCAAAGTGGAATGAAACATCTAATCAGATTAATGTTGTCGAGTTACATCGTTATGGTGGAAATAACTTTACAGCAGGTGGTATCAAAGTGTGGGGTAGTAACTAATGGCATGGGGTAAGAACGGAACACCTGATACTTTAACAGGAACAGGAGATATATTACAGATTACAGATTTAACTGCTAACAAATTCAATGTATTCTTACAACACTCTCCGTATGATTCAAGTTGGATAAATCCACAAATCACTTTCAATAATAACACCAATTCTGTATATGCAGGGAGAGTCTCATATAACGGTGGAACAGATGGAACATACACAAGTAGAGCAAATCAGATATTAGATGGTTCAGGAACAGCAGATGATAAATTTATGGTTAATTATACTGCATCTGTTTCAGGAGAGGAAAAACTTAGTATTATTCATTATATGAATAGAGGAACCGCAGGAGCAGGAAATACTCCGAATAGAACACAAAATGTTTGGAAGTTTGTACCTAGCCCTGATGCTGACATTACAAGAATTGATAGTTCAGTTGTCGGATATGCAGGAAGTTATGATACAGGTTCTAATCTATCAGCAATAGGTTCTGAATTAACACCTGCTGCTGCAATACCATTCCCAACTGATGTCCAAGTAGGAAGCAGATATGAGGAAACCGATACACGAAAGATGTATCATAGAGATGATATAACAGGTACAGATGTATCATTAACAGGACTAAAAGCATATTATAATTTTGATCAAACATCAGGAAATTTGATAAATCAGGCAGGATTAGTTGGAAGTACTGATAGTTTAGATTCAAATGCAGATGGAACAAACAGTAATGTATCACAAACTAATACAGGTAAATTAGGAAATTCATATCTATACAATGCCACTAGCAGTTATACACAACTAGGTTCATCATTATCACAATTTAATTTTATACATCAAGCAAATGCCAAACTTACATTAAACTGTTGGTTTAAAATGACAAATATAAGTTCATCCAATCATCTTTTTTCAACATACGCAGTTTCTGGATATAGAACAGGAACAGATATAGTTGTAAATTCCCGTGAAATATATTTTGTAACTCAGTCATCATCAACAGGTACAGTAGTATCATTTCAAACATCAGGTAGTATAATTCCTAATAATACAGATTGGCATATGGTAACTATACGAGTAGATGATACATTATCATCAAATCAAGTAAAAATTAAGATTGATGATGGTGTAGAACAATCTGGTAATACAGGAACTGGTGCACCGTCAACTGGAAACGCCCAACATGAAGGACATATAGGTTCAAGTGGAGCAGAAAATGCATGGTTTGATGGTAGAATTGATGAGATGTCAATATTTAACAGAATATTAACAGATGCAGAAGTTACAACGTTATATAATTCTGGAGCAGGTAAACGTATTGCTGACGATCCTTGGAAGGAGATAGGATCATGACCATAGAATACAAAGACAGTAAACGAATTGTTGCATTGTCAAGTGATTTAGCAGAAGTTACTTATCGTGGAGAAACTCCACAAACAGATGGTTCATACACTTTTATTAAATTTTTACAAGATGGAACTTTCACACCAACTTCATCATTTAATATAGAATACCTCATAGTAGCAGGTGGTGGTGCAGGTCAAACAACAGGAACAGGTGCAGGTAACGCAGTTAGTGGTGCAGGTGGAGCTGGTGGATATTTGGCAGGAACAGGTCATGGAGTAACTGCTCAAAATTATAATATAACAGTTGGTAGTGGTGGTGCTACTGACACATCAGGAGAAAATTCAACAGGGTTTGGTTTAACTGCCATTGGTGGTGGAAAAGGTGGAAGAAGTCCTTTCTATGGTGCAGATGGTGGTTCAGGTGGGGGTGGATATTATACAGGTAGTGGTGGAAGTGGAACATTAGGTCAAGGTAATGACGGTGGAGCTGGAAATGGAACAAGCCCTTACGAATGTGGTGGTGGTGGAGGTTCTGGAGGAGCTGGTGCTCAAGGAGATAATAATACAGGTGGAGCTGGTGGTGCAGGTACATCTAATTCAATTACAGGTAGTGCTCTTTATTACGCAGGTGGTGGTGGTGGAGGAGTTCAAGGTGCAAGTGGAGGTGGTTCAGGTGGTTCTAGTATAGGTGGAAATGGTGGTGCTGGTGTATCTGGAACTGCTGGAACTGCTTATACAGGTAGTGGTGGTGGAGGTTCAGGTGGAAATACAAATGCAGGTGGAGCTGGTGGTAGTGGTATAGTTATTGTTAGATTTTTGACAAGTGGTAATACTTATGATACAGGAGCAGGTGGCAAACCAACTGATGTCCAAGACAATTCCTTGTTAGTAGAAAAAGATACTGCAAGAAGATATTGGTTTGATGGAACTACTTGGACTATGAATCCAACAAAAGAAGATAATTTTAATTCATGGGTTACTTCCAATTCTGCTAAATTTGTCTATAATTCAACAAATAATAATATTGATATATTAAATTCAAATGCTTATGATAATATTTATTACGATCTTGGAAGTGTAAGTGACACAAAATGGTTGTGTAGATTTAAAGTTACTTTAACAACAGCAGGTTCACAATCTTTAGGTTTATGTTATTTTTATGTTGGAAGTACAACAGGAGACGCAAATGAATCACAAGATGGTTTAGGTTTTTATTTCTATGATAATGCCAATAATACAACAGCAGTAGCAGATAATGGAAATAGACCTGATCAAACAACAGTTACTTCCAATTTAGGCATAAGTCCATCAACAACAACATATTATGCAGAAATGAAACGAACATCAGAAACAGAATTTGTTGTCAAATTATTTGACAATGATTCATATACATCTGGACAGTTGGGTAGTACAGGAACATTGACAATAAGTTCAAGTTACACAGGACTACAATATTTTAAAATTATGGGATATACTACATCAGGTGGATTAGTAGGAACACTTGATGATTTTAAATTTTACAATGGAGTGACTTCAATAAATTGAGCCAAGAATACTATGACCATCTAAACGCAGGGGAAAAATACACCTGTGACAAATGCCAAGTGGCAACACTAGGAGCTCACGAATATGACCAATATATCATAATGCAATATCATTACTGTGAGCCATGTTGGAACTATGTCTATCTAAAGAAAGGCACTTGCACTTGTGGCAATACAATGACTAACAGAAGTGAAACGCCAACAATCTTAATAAAGTGTAGTTGTGGAAAAGAGGTTGAGTTAAAATGACAATAGAATGGTTAGCAGGAAATAGACTTAGAGGAACGACAGCAGAAAGACCTAATCTTGGGTTACCAAGTGGTAGTGTAGGTGGCTGGGTAGAACTGGGAAGAACTACTTTAGGAAGTGCAGGAGATTCAGTAGCAGTATCAAGTTTACCAGATAAACGATATTACATGACTTTAGTAAATGACCTAGCAACTGGAAGTATTGGTCATGGAATGAGATTAAATTCTGACTCTGGATCAAATTATTCTTATCGTCAAAATATTAATGGAGCAGGGGATTCAACAGCGACATCAGGTGCGTTAATGTGGAACTCTGCAAATGCCTCATTAGTCGATTCAAGATTCGATGTAGGATATTTTGCTAATTTATCGTCAAAAGAAAAACTAACAACTCATCATGTATGCGAGAACGCAACAGCAGGAGCAGGAACAGCACCAACTAGAGTTGAAGAAGTTGGTAAATGGGCTAACACTTCTAATGCCATTAGTAAATTTGATTTAGTAAATCTTTTAGCAGGTGACTATGCCATTGGTTCAGAGGTAGTCGTACTTGGATGGGATCCAGCAGATACTCATTCTACTAATTTCTGGGAGGAATTATATTCAGAAACAGCTTCGGGAACTACTGATTTTGATACAGGTACAATTTCAGCAAAGAAATATCTATGGGGTCAATGTTATCTTGTAGAATCATCGGGAGATCATTTTAACATTAGATTTAATTCAGATTCTGGAACAAATTATGCTGGGAGAAGATCTACAAACGGTGGTTCAGATGTAACAGATACAAGTAAAGCACAGATAGCAATTAACACCAATTCAAGTAATAAGTTTTTAAATTTCTTTATAGTTAATAATGCATCAAATGAGAAATTAATGATTTATAATTTAGTCGAAGCAGGTACAACAGGAGCAGGAAATGATCCAAAAAGACGAGAAGGAGTTGCCAAATGGACAAATACAAGTAATCAAATCACTAGTATGGTATTAGCTGTTGATGCAGTTGGAGGATTAGCTCAAGCAGGATCAGAATTTAGATTGTGGGGTTCTGACTAATGGCATGGGCTAAGAACGGAACACCTGTAACATTAGGTTCAGCAGGAGATGTTATGACAATATCTGATATGACAGCAAATAAGTTTAATTTCATAATGTTTCATAAAATTGCCACAGGTGACGCTGATCCTGATCAAACATTTAACAATAATACAAATTCAGTTTATGCATATAGATATTCGCAAGACGGTGGAACAGATGGAACAGGTGTGTCACAAACAAACACATCTCCAAGAGTTACAGCAAATGATGATGAATTTTTTATATCTTATTTATGTTCTATAAGTGGAAAAGAAAAATTACAAATTGGTTTTAATTGTTCTCAAGGAGCCGCAGGAGCATCAACAGCTGCAAGAAGAATGGAATATGTTACTAAATTTGTTCCTAGTCCTGACGCTGATATTACTAGAATTGATATGACAAATGATTTAACAGGTAGTTATGATACATCATCAAACCTCTCAGTATTAGGTAGTGACGGTACAGAAGAATTAAACGTTCAAGACGGTGCAATCTATTATGATACTGACTTGAACAAAGAATATATCTTACACAACAATGTTTGGAGTGAATTATAATGAAAATATATATAAATAATAAGGATAAGGTAGTATAATGGCAGTTAAACACACAAAAGTAGCCACAGTAGCAGATGATGGCACTAGTGAGGTAGGCACAAACGAATGGAATGATGATCATACTATAGATAATAACACAGTTACAGATGCCATGATATCTAGTCATACTACTACAAAAATTACAGTTCCAACTACACAATTAAGTGGAACAGTTACAAATGCTCAACTTACAGGAAGTATTGCCAATACTAAACTTGCAACAGATCCATTGGCAAGAGCAAATCATACAGGAACACAGGCACAATCCACAATTACCGATTTAACAACTGACTTATCTTCAAAAGCACCTATAGCAAGTCCAACATTTACAGGTACAGTAGCAATTCCAAATTATGCTGATGTTGAAACTACACTTGATGGTATAGCAACTAAATCTCCATTAGCAAGTCCAACATTTACAGGAACAGTTACTACAGCAGCAGTAGATGTAGCAGGGAATAATATTGATAATATTCAAAATTTAATTCATGATATTTCAACTACTACTACAGCATTAGACTTTAGTGGTGATCAATTACAAACAATTTCAATTAGTGCTGCTACTACATTTACAACATCAAATAGAGCAACAGGAAAAAGCAAAACAATCAAAATCACAACAGATGGATCAACTAGAGCATTTACATTCCCTGCATGGAAATTTGTAGGAACAAAGCCAACTGAACAAGCTGCAAGTAAAATAGGAATTTTGACTGTCACTTGTTTCGGAACAGCAGATACAGATATCGTAGCAGCATATGCAGTAGAGGAGTAATAAATGTCTCATAGAGACTCACCAATTAAAAAGAATAATGAATTAAAAAAACCAATGGATCTTATGAATATAGGATTTGTTGGAGCTGCTGGTGGTGGTGGATTTGAAGCTGGTGATGGATCAGATGGTGCTTTAACTGTTTCAAGTGAAACTACAATAACAGGAAATAAACAATATACCGACCTTACAATTAATGCAGGTCAAGTTTTACAAATAGGTTCAGATGGGGGTGAAAATACATCAATCATTTGTGTTAGTGGTACACTTACAGTAAATGGAACGATTAATGGCAAAGCTAAAGGTAGAGGAACACCTGCTGGTGGATCTGGTGGATCTGGTGGAGCAGGTGGTGCTGGTGCAGATGGTCTATTTGGAGCTGCTGGTAATGGAGCTTACGGATCTGCTGGTAGTGGTGGTGGAGCTGGAAGTGCTGGTCAAAATCAATCTAATATTAATAATTTAGCTTCTGCTGTATCACCTAATTTAGATGTTACAGGGTGGGCAACTGACTCAAGATGGGGTAATGTTACTAATCCAACAACATTAACACAAGAATGGACTAGGTATCAAAATTATGGTGCTTCTGCTAGTGGTGGTCAAGGTGGCACAGGTGGTCGAGGTGGAAGTGCCGCAAATAATAAAGTAGGTGGTACAGGTGGTACAGGTGGAGCAGGTGGTACAGGTGGTGCTGGTGGAGCTTCGATTTGGATATTGGCAACTAATATTGTATTTGGTAATTCAGGATTAATTACATCAGAAGGTGGAGATGGAAGTGCTGGAAGTGCTGGAGGTGCTGGACAAGCAGGAAATTGTCCATATTTCCACTCATACCATCAGGGTGCAACAGGTTCATCTGGTGGATCAGGAAGTCAAGGGTATGGTGGCAATGGTGGATTTATTGCATTAAGATATGAATCAATGACAAATTACACAAGTCCAAGAGTTTCGGTGGCAGGTGGATTAGGTTCAAGTACAGGAAGAACAGGATATTTTGTTAATTCATCTGCATAATATGAATAAAATGTCGAAGTATATTTAAATAATATTAAATTTAATACATATAAATGGCAAAAATAGCAGCAGTATTTCAGGACAATGTGTTCCAAGATAATGCATTTCAAGATAATGAGTGGGGTCTATCACCATTTCAAAAATCAGTATTTCAAGGCAGGGCTGTAAGAAAAGCATTTCAGGCTGACCTGTTTCAACTAACAGTATTTCAAGAAGACTTTGACTATTCACAATATTATTTGTTTCAAGGAACTGTATTTCAATTAAGTGGATTATTCCAAGAGAAAAAAGATCATGGATTTACGTTTGATGTACCAGATATAATTAACTTGGTAAAGATATTAAACGAAACACTTCAGTCATCTGAGACATTATTAAGAAGAAAAGATACTGTATTAACAATCAATGAAAGTGAATCCATTGCAGAGTTTGATGGATTAATAAGAGCAATACTATTGGCAATCAATGAAGTTTTACAGTCATCTGAGACAGAGAATCATAATATGACTATGTTTAGAACTGTTACAGAGTCACTTGCATTAAACGAATCAAGTAATAGAATTAAAGACATGGCTAGAATGATCAATGAATCTGAAAGTCTTGGTGAAGGAATAAACAGAATAAAGAATATACTAAGAATGATTACAGAGACAGAAAGTTTGGCAGAAGCAAAAACCATATTCAGAGGTTTGTCAATAAGCATAAACGAAACAGAACAATCATCTGAGACCTTCAACAGGTTAATGAATATTGTTAAGTTATTTAATGAGACATTACAGGAGACAGAATCCAATAACAAGTATAGGGATATGACCAGAAAATTAGACGAGACTGTACAAGAGACAGAAAATGTCGGAAGACTTGGTGTATTATCCAGAGTTATATCTGATACGTTATCACTCAATGAATCACTTCTCAATCCAAAGGTCATGTATAGAACATTGAATGAGACATTATCTGTTGCAGAATTTGATGGTAATGTCAGAAGTATGTTTAGAACAATAAACGAAGTACTACGTTTGAGTGAATCTGTTTCACGCATTAAGGGAGCTATAAGACCTATTAATGAGACTATACAAGCATCTGAAATAATTAATAGATTTAAGAGTATAACTTTGTTATTCTCATCATCAATTAGTTTGTCAGAAACACGTTCATCACCAAGAACAATGTTTAGAATAAACAATGATAGTTTAAGTCTTAGTGAAATTAAAAACAGATTACAAAATCAAAGTAGATATATAAATGAATCATTGTCAATATCAGAAGCAAAGAATAGGTTACAAAATATGGCAAGATATGTCAATGAATCATTGTCAATAGTAGAATTTGATGGTGGAAGATTTGCTAGAGATTTGGTACGATTGATAACTGAATCATTGTCAATATCAGAAGGATTATCAAAGACACTTATCTTAGTCAAATATATTACTGAATCTGTATCAGTAGTAGAATTTGAAGGTAAATATAGAAACCTTCTAAGAATAATCAACGAATCATTGCGTATAAGTGAGATTGCACAGAAAATTAGATGGGCAGTAGTCAGAGTGGTAAGAACACATTCTGTTTCAAGCACTACTAATAACGCCAAACTAAGTTTGAATGAAACAGATGTCGGTGTAGCAGATACTGAAGGTACTACAAAAGGAGATAGCCGATAACTATTTAAATAATAAAGGTTAGATTTATAACATGTCCATGAACTTAAAAGGTAGAAATATTGAATATCTTGTAAAAGTTGGTGCTCGATCACAAATGGTAATAAATATTACTGATTCTGTAGGAACTGCCAAAAGTTTGACAGATACCGACACATATTCAACAGCAAAATGGAAGGTATGGCAGCCAGATGGAACACTTATTATTAATGGTACAGCAACATATTCTAACAGATCAACAGGTGAAGTATCGTATATATTACAAGCAAGTGATACAGTTATAGCAAATGCAGGTATCTGGGAAGGAGAAGTTGAATTATATAATGCAAGTGGTATTATGACAGAGCAATCAGAAACTTTTAATTTTACTATTGAGGAGAGTTACTAATGGGGTCTATAAAGATTTTAGTAGGTGGAAAATGTCAGTATTGTGGACATCCTCAACAAACACATGAGGAAAATACTGGATGCACATATCCAATTCCTGAGACTGGAGAAGCAGAATCTGGTGACGGTGTTTGTGGTTGTGACAGAATAGGTTCATACTAAACATATAAATATACCCTTCTATTATAAATCATATGTTAAAAATTGATGATGTGAATGAGGAAATTTATTTTCAATTTAGACGAGCCCAAATGGAAGCTATGGCAACCGAAAGATTGGGTGTAATACATGTCAGTGATATTATCAAACCATGTATGCGTAATGTAATTTATGGTAAGGTTTTACCTAGAACTGGAATGAATACTGAAAGTACAAAATCATTATACTTTGGTCAGGTAGTTCATAGCAACTCACAGTTGGCAAAAGATGAACACCATGAGATGTTTCTTGCATATGACTATGTAAGAGATGAAGCATTGACCTACGAGGAATCTAAAAAAATACCATTAGATGATCCTAGACAGCTAGATATTATATATGGCAGTATAGACGACTTGATGAAAGTCGGTGATAAATGGGTGATTTGTGACAAAAAGACGACAGGAAGCATTGATTATTTTTCAAAGGCAACAAGCAAGGCAAGTGATTCTCACAAGGATCAGATCAACAGATACCGTGTACTGTTAAAAAAATGCTATGACATTGATGCTGACTTTGGTTGTGTAATATACATTTCAAATAGAATTGAAAAAGATAAGAGAGACAAGCCAGTTACAATATCCTTCAAGTTAAAACCAGTAGAAGAAACTCTAATTGATATGATTGAAAGGTCAAATAATATCAAAGACTCTCTGACTAACAAAACATTACCAGAAAGAACCAAGTGTTTCCTTTGCGATGGCATGTGTGACTATGCTAGTATGTGTTTTGAAGATAATAGAGCCAGTTTTGAAAATTAAAAAAACTTTATAAACAAGTTAAAAAAACTGTTATATAATGGATAAAAATGACGATATTTTCAAGATAAAGCCTGTTGGTAATACCGATATAGTCGTGGAAGACAAGAGAAAAACCATATCTCCGTTCAATAGTGCCAAGCATTTCAAGGAAGCAAACATACCAGCCTTATGTGATCAATGTGTCTACAAGTCAGTTGAAGAAGGTGGAAATGGAAAATGTCCTAAATATGAGAAAGGAGCAGTTTGTGGTATTCGCAAAGATTTCATTAGTTTCATAAATGAGTTAGATACTAGAAATCCAGAAGACCTTAAAGGAATGATAGACATGGTTGCAAAACTTACATTTGAAAATGTACTTATGACTTTGACTCAAGCCAAGTTTGACGGTAACGTACCAGATAGAAACAGTAAGAGTGAAATCAATACGTTGCTAAATATTGTAAAGTCCATGAATGATCTTAATAGTAAAATTACAATTACTGAGAAAAAAGAGTTTTCAAAAGAGGGTGACATTGAAAGCATATTCCGACAGATAAAGGCACAGAAAAAAGATGGCTAGACCGACCAAGGAGGAAACTCAGGAAAGAATAAACTTTATGCAGTCTATAGCAGATTGTGCAAAATCCCCTAGCAAATTCAGTGACATATTTTTAGGTCACAAGTTATTTGACTATAATGTAAAGTATGTTGACTGTCAGGACAGATTCATAGTGTATAGAAGTGGAAGACAGGTGGGTAAAACCATGTCAACTGCTGCCAAGGCAGTACACTTTGCGTTCTTTGCACCGTTAATGCTAAAGACAGTAAAGCATGAATGTACGATAGTTATTGCAGCCCCTACACAAAATCAGGCAACCATCATGTTTGACAGAATCAGAAGTTTGGTTATCAACAGTTCATTTCTCAAAGGCTACATAGTAAGAAACACACAGTCAGAACTCTGGGTAAGGTTCCTAGACAACAACGGAATGACCAAGATTATTACAAGGGCAACAGGTGAAACTGGTGTCGGACTGAGAGGTTATTCTCCACACGTTATTATCGCTGACGAATGTTCTTTTATTAAGACAGATATACTCAGAGCCTTCCTACCTTCTGGTATGGCTACACAGGCAAAGGTATGGCTTACGTCAACACCTTTCTCCAAATCAGGTTATTTCTATGAAGCGTGTATGAACAGCAAACCTAGAAATCCAGAGGGAATGTGGACAGAGTTCCATGTAAAATCCATGATGAACCCACTTATTGCAGAAGATCCTGTGTTTATTGAGGAAATTAAGAGACTTACCAAAGAGGAATATGTCCAAGAGGTAGAGGGTGAGTTCCTAGATATTGGTGATGCACTTATACCAAACTCATTAATTATGGAAGCACTTTCTGATGGACATCCAAAAGGCAGAGTCAGATACTATATGGGCGTGGATGTGGCAAGAACTGGTCGTGATGAGACTGTATTTACGATAGTAGGAGTAGATGAGGAAGATACCGTATTTGTAGAAGATGTTTATGCCGAATCTCAAAGTAATGTGGTAGATGTGGCAGGTAGAATTGCTGACTTTGTGCAACAGTTCAGATTAGAGACAGTTTACATAGACGAGACAGGTCTAGGTGGTGGACTTGTAGACTTGTGCAGGGAAAGAGATGTTCCTACAAGGGGTGTAATGTTCTCACTACAGGAAAAGGCAGATATGTACAAGAATCTCAGGTTACTGTTTGAAAATCACAAGATAAAGTTAAAGAATATAAACAAAATGGTATATCAACTGTCATATCTTAGAAGGGAATATACTGAAAGTGGTATCATGAAGATCAAGTCATTTGAACATGACGACTATCCTGACAGTCTTGTACTTGCATGTAGGGCAGTTAATACAGGAGAAGGATGGCACGTTATGAGTATGGGTAAGGCTCTAAAAGAGTCTCTGTTCGGGTAACTTTATATAATAATAGGTAGTGGTTTATATATGGAATGGCAAGATTGGTTAGAAAAAGGTAAAGAAAAAAAGAAAAAACCAACAACAATGTTTCCTAGAATTATACGAGAATTTCCTGATGAAAAAGATGAAGATCCAATGATTTACAGTAAAAATGCAGCATGGGAATCATGGTTAGAAAAGAACAATGCCATAGAAACATCTCACAAAGAGGGTGAGAAGAAGGAAGAATGGAATGGTAAATTTGATAATTCTACTACTAGAGATGATGCAGAAAATGACGATGATAAGGCTATTGGTGAGGAAGAATCACTAGAGGAATTGACTGACGGTAAACTGGAAGAAGTAGAGAAATTAAAGGCATGGGAAATATTTTTAGATAAAACAAATAATGCAACACTTAATTACAGGCACTATAAACCAAGACATGATAAAAATGACAAAAAGATTTTAGACAATCATGGTACTAATTATGATGAATCTACATTTCATGGTCAACCCATTGAAGCTAGTGAAGAAAATAGAAATGAAGGAACTGGAAAATTAGATCAGGATAAGAGAAACTGGAACACAACTGAAGGTGAAAGAGGTGGTAGTAAAAAAACACCAACAGGTCAAAATATTTCACATGATGGTAGTGAATATAATGAAAATACAGGAGATTATAGTGCTACTCAATTTGGTACAGATAGAATATTAGCTAGATTTAAAGAAGAAGATCGAGTTGCTAAACTAAAACCAAAAAAACCAAGTAGTCCAAATGCTGTAAATCCAAACCAGCCACAATCAAAAGATGATTATGCACTACATGATACAGAAGATGTAGGTAAAAAAATAACAGCAGGTATGGAATCATTAAAATCATGGGAATTATTCCTAGAAAAAGGTCTTAAATTCCACAATCCTGATACTAAAAGACATAAAAGAGGTATGGATCCAAAAGGTTTACCTATAGGAACACCTGATACTGTAGAAGGAATAGAAGCCGAAGCAAAAGAAGCATTAGAAAAACCTAAAAATGTATTACGATCATGGGAAGGATGGTTAGATAAAATGCAAGGAGCAGGAGATGCTAGATATGGCAATCAACACTTAACAGGAATGGAACAGAAACCAGTAGCAGATGATGAATCTATCGATTTATCGGCAGAAAGTGAAGAAAACAACGAAAAACAAGAGAAAACTGAGGATAAGGAAGACAAAGATAATAAACCTTATAAAGCATTAAGTCAGGAGTAATGATATGGAAGACTTGAACAAAATTACTTCAACTAGAGTCGGAGACAGCATTCATTTCTTTGTAAACGGTGCAGAAGATAGTGGCACAGTAGTCAAAATGGACACAAGTTATGTTACAGTTGTAAAAAGAGATGGCAACTTCCAAGATATTCACATTAACGACACATTTTTCATTAAAGATATACTAGTAAACAAGTCATGGAATGATATGACTATGGAAGAAAGAACCGTAGAATTACACAAAGTCCACGCCTACAGTCCTAGATTCCTAGCAAAAGCATGGAAAGAACTTCCACAATCACTTAAAGATGTAATGAAATCCAACGTAGAACAAGGACACCTTGGTGGTGGTGGCAGAAGTAGCCAAGTAGTTGAAACCAATACTGATTTTGATGCACCTGACGATTATGAAGGACAAACTGAAGATGAAAAGAAAGAACAATTTAAACATGAAGATAAAAAACCTCAAACTACTGACAAATCAACTAGAGCAGCAAGAGGTGGAAATATGAATTCTGGAACAACATTAAGACCTAGTGACATAGAAGATTTAAAAAATTTAGATGGAAGTAACAATACACAAGCAACACCTACATCTGAGACAAAATATTTTGGTGCTAATGGTAAAAGAATAACAAGAGAAGAACATGAAAAAACAAAAACATATGGATCAATGCAAGAACAATTATGGGAACAATGGTTAGATAAAGACGGTGGCATGGGTGGTGGAAGTCCTCCAGCATCAACATCAAGCAACAATTCTGCTCAAACAAATGATTCAGGTGTATATAATCCAGTCTACGGTGAAAAAGGAAGACACGGTGGACAGGGTAAAGACAAGGAAGAAGAAACTGAAAAAGACAAAGAAGAAGATAAAGACGATAAAGATAAACAGCAATGACCGTTGGTAAACCAAATTTTAATTTGAACAGTTTTGGTGTAAAGTACTTATCCAAAGATGAAGTACAAGAATTTTTAGAAAAAGAAACTAAAGTATATAATTATGAACCACCTACTGGACAAGATCAAGCAGCATTAAGAACTGAAAGAGCAAAAAAACCAAAAGGAACATTACAAGCAAGTGAATCAGCAAAAAAGTTAATATCAGAAGTAAAACCAGCAGAAGCAACTCCAAAACCAAAAGTAACTAATAATACTGAATATATTTTCAATGATCCAAGATATGGTGTTCCTGACACAAGAAAGCCACAAACAACAGGTCATGGTGAATCAGGTATTGTACCTCCAAATACTACAGCACTTGACACAAGAACTTCACGAGCTCTAGCAAGTGCTAATACAGGAAATGCTCCTGAAGAATTAACAGAAAGTGATGTTCGACCAAGTAAGCAAGGTAAAAGGACTGTTTCAGTAGGTGTAGGTCAAAAAGGAAAAGAAGTATTTGATAAAAAAGAAGGTGAAGGTGAAAAATATGAAAAACAATATGATTCAAAGGGGAAAAAAATCTCTGCAAAAGCAAGAAAAGAAAAGTTACAAAAAGAGACTGAAGCAAAAGAAAAAAGAGAAAAACAAACAAAATTAAATCAAGCTTTACACAAATTAGAAGAACAAAAACAATATGATAAAAAAATTCCACAAAAAACAGGTAAGGGAGATAAAAGTCAAGATACTGAAGATTATAATCCTCAAGGAGATACTGAATCAACTATTGAAACTGAAAGTGAAGAATCATTCAAAAAACGATCAAGAGAAAATGAAAGAAAAAGACAAGCAGATGCAGCAGAAAAGAAGAAAAAGAAAATAACTGATAAGGAAAGAATGACAAATATAGTAGAAGGATATAGAGCAGAAAGAGGTTTAGGTAAATCAAATGACATTATTACAGAAATGAATATTATGAAATTAGACTTGATGAAAGATGCAACAGATGGTAAAGCACCACCACAAAAGAAACCAAGTAAACCTCTTTCAGGTAAAGCACCAAGTGACTTGGGTAAATCTGCTTCTGAAACAATATTCAAGGCAATATCACTAAAATTAGACTTAACAACCCTTAAATAATACCTATATTAATCTTTTCTTATGGTAAGACGAGACAGCGACCATTATTGCATAGAGTGTAACGCCATACTTCCTTGGAGATATAAGGGCAGGCAACGTATTTATTGTAGTACTGCTTGTAGAAATGATTATACAAAGAGGAAAAAAGAAAATGAAGTATAAATGCCCTAAATGTGATTTTACAGTAGAAGCTGATTATATAAAAACCGACATGTTTAAGAATATTTTTAACCATGAAAGATCTCATACTGATTGATGATAAAAATATATGTTGACGGTGGAACAGTCGGTACTAGAATATGTCTAGTTGACAAACTTAAAGATAAAACTATTGTCAAAATAAGGGGGGTAAATCCAACAAACAATGAGTTAGAATATCTTGCACTCTTGTATGCATTGGAATATATCACAAACAATTACAAAAAAAGAAACATTACAATATACAGCGACTCTATGCTCATAGTAAATCAGATAAACGGTAAGTGGAGAGTCACGACTCCAAAACTAATACCTTTGTGGAACAAATGTATGAAAATGGTAACAGATAAAATAAAAGTAAAATGGATAAGTAGAGACTTTAACGAAGCTGGGTGGGTTCTTGATTCTTTGTTGGGTAAGTAGTATTAGATACTTCACCTACAGGATTACTCTCTTTGAAAAATAACAACATTTTGTTAAACAAAACTGCATCACTTTCGTATAGTTTTCCAGTTCTGGTTGTCTTTACAAACTTTGCAAATTTTCTAAACAGTTCTTTGTCTTCCCAAGAAACACATATTGTAGTATGAGAATTTCCTATTTTACGTCTTGCCATGATTAAATCAGTTATATATTATTATATAAACTTTTAGATTGGATATGTTTCTTTAGCCTTTTTTACAGGTATAAATGGTATGGTTATTGGCAACCAAATCAGTCCCCATCTTATCCAAACCTTGATAGTATCTTTGCTTCCATACCAGTTGTCATGTACTATTACTGTGGCAGCAGCCCCTCTGGTATTTGCCCTTCCTTCAGGTGCATTATATATTCTAGTGATATGAAAAGTTCCAACTGCTTCCTGATAAATGGCATGTAACAGTTCATGTCCAAGTGGCATTATGTTCTGTCTAATAATAAATGGATTCTTAACGTCATTGACAAACATGTAGATTACTCTTACACCTGTAACACCCCATGCTATTCCGTCACTAGTTTCAACGTTTAGATGTTTGTAATATGATTTGAAATCCTCTTGATCTGTAACAGGAATAATATTAAGTTCCCAATTTTCCTCAAAGTTCTTCCATGCATTGTAACCAGAAAGATTGGTTCCATCATTACCGTTTATCATAATAATACGCTGTATAATATCCCTGTATTTTTTCTCGTCAATATTTTTAGTGAAGAAATGTATCATGGTTAATCATGTAATTAACAACATATAAATATTGTTAATTATATATATCGTCATGGGTACTAAGATTACAGGAAAATATGCAGGAAACTGCAAGATCTGTGGTAGTGACTGGAAAGTTGGTGAACAGATATTTTACCAAAAAGATCCAAAAGCCATATGTGTTGACAAGGAATGTTTCGAGGAACAGGGTGGAAAGTTTACCCCTTACAAACAACAGGGAACATTGACAAACAGTACAGGTGGATGGGGAAAGACTCCGATAATAACAAAATTACCTGACGTAGAAGTAAGTGATGAAGTTAAAAAAATTACAGAGTATTGGGATCAGTTCTTTTTAGTCGCACATCATAAGACAAAAGCCATTTACCCACAAGAGGATGTAAACGGTGACAGGTTTGGTCAGATAAGATCAAAGATGATGGATCAATTTATGGGACTTACAAATCTTATAAAAGAATAGATTTATATAATCCCTTTTTTATTATACTACCATGAACGTAAGCGAAGTTCTAGATATTGACGGTTCTGTTGAAAGATCCAAAAAACTAGTTGCTGGTGATAAAATTACCATACAAGGTTTTAAGATTAAGAACGTTGATGAAGTAGGTGCTGAAGTTGCAGAAATTTCAACCACGGAAGGTTTACGACATTCATTCGGTAAAACAGTTATTGGTCAAGCCAAGAGTGATTACTGGAAAGATGTTGTAGCAAAATGTGTTGACAAGGATGCAGCAGATGGCTTGGATGCCTATGTAGTTGAGAGGGAAGCTGAGAAGACAGGCAGAATGATGTTATGTCTATCCATGTTTCCACCAAAAAACTAATAAATAACTCCTAACTTTTTATTTTTATGAATCCAGATGAGCAACATGCTAAAGATTGGGCTAATGTAAAAAAATACAATGAGGAAATGCTAAAGTCTACAGGTGAAAGAAAATACGAAATAAGAATAGATGCATGTGACAGATTATTAGCAACAATTAAATAATAAATTAGATTATTTACTATGTGTCTTATTCCGACAATTCTAATCGTAGTTATAGAGTAAAGCCCTCTACTACTACAAAAGAAAGTAAAAAAGAAATTATATCTGATCGTATAGTTAAAAATAGTGGTAAACCACTTGGGAATAAGACACCGTATATTTCTACTGGATTAGTTAAATGTTGGTCATGTCCTGAAGTTCCTAATGAATGGGAAAGACCATGTGAATATATTTTATACAAAAGTGCAAAGATGAGTGCAATATGCAGGGATAACAAACATAAAATATACCCTATATCATTTCATGACAAGGTAAGATGCATGATATGTGAGGTAAATGATATTAATCCTGAGGACTTGGGTGTACATTATAACCACCCATTGACAGGTCAAACTGACTGGAATCGTGACTACGGTGAGTAAGAAATGTAACCGTTGTGGCAAAGGTGGGCTTGACTGGAATAAAGAATACTTTGAAAAAAAAGGTAAATGGCAGTTAATGGATCATAAGAAAAAAGACGGAGAGTGGTGTGTAAGAAACAATTATGTCAAACAAAAAGAAACCAAAAGAGATATTAGACTTTGTGAACTTTGTTCAGAAACAAGTTTTGGAATGTGTGTTGGTGAACAAGGATTAAAAGAACATAAAGAAAAATATCATCCTAACGGAGAAGTGTTATCAGAGTTGGATTATATAGCAGCACATCAGTCAAAATTTATAACTAAAAAATTTTGGAAACATGATCCTCATTATGAAAAATATCTATAAGTTTAAATAACTGTAAGATTTATAACATACAGTTTGTTTTCAAAGAAAATTGAAATAAATTTAGATAAAAAAGATGATACTATACATTTAGAACCGATAAGCGATATTCATATTGGTCATGCTGGTTTTGATGAAGACTTGTACAAAAAAAGAATAGCAGCAATATGCAGAGACAAAAACAGATATACATTTTTTGGTGGAGATGCACTTGATGCAATTACAACTTATGATAAAAGATTTAATCCTGACATGAGTTTGGAACATGACATAGACAACCAAAGACAAAGGTGGCAGGACATGTCACAAAAATTATTTGACATTCATGACAAACAAAAAAATGAAAAGATATGGGGATTCTTTCACGGTAATCACGATTACAAAATACCTCAAATAAGCAGGGCATATTTACAAAATACAATGTGTACTCCAAACAATCTAACATTCATGGGAAGTCGTGGAGTACTAGGACTTGAGATAAAGTACAATAAAAAAATATTGGCACAATGGTCTATCCTGTTTATTCACGGTTCAGGTGGGGGTAAACCAGAAAGAATGATGGAACAAATGAAACATAATGCTTACTATGACGTATTCCTATGTGGTCACTTGCATCAGAAAAGATATCAACCTGAATTAGTATATGATTTTGACTGGAGTACTGGAAAAACATGGGAAAGGGACATACATTTAGGCAATACAGGCACGTTTTGTAAGACTTTGATAGAAAACACGGATGGTTATATGGACAGAAAGAATGAAGTTATAGGTTCACAAATAGGTACATTGACATTATCATTTAATGCAGAGGAAGGAACTATCAATGGTCATATCTAAACCAATAAGAAGGAATAAGAAAACTTCTAAAAGTGTAGTAGTAATACAACTACCTAGAAGAATATCAACTCATGATAGAATTATAAATGTTTTAAAAGACTATAAAAACGGACTACCTTTAAATGAAATTCATTATAAGAGTCAAATACCAAGTCTAGGAAATCTACACCATACTGTAAAGTTTATGGTAAGAGCAGGGGAAATAAAACAATATACATGTGACAAATGCTGTAGTACAGAGTTATACAAGCTCATATAATTAGACAAGTTTATATTCATTAAATCTGATTGGTCTATATGTTTATCAATATTTGTTGGAAACAAAACGGTGAAGTTAAAAAAGCATTACAACCTATCAATAAAGCTAGTAAACTAATCCAAGAGATGGAGAGCCAAGGAGTTAAAACTTGGTTCGAGCTAGAACAAACAGCATAACCATACAAAACCTTTTTTTATTTTTTTACATCTATTATTTGTTAATAACTTAATTAACTTTTTTGTGCCTAATTTTTTCTACAACAGCGTTATATTTACGCCTAAAATGTTAATTAACTTATTAACTTTTTTTTTCCTGTACTAGCTTTAATCTTAATTAATTAGATAGACATATATATCCTAATTATAATTAATATATTATGAATTTTAAGAAGACAACTACAATATCAATCAGTAGTAAAACAAAGTCAATCTTTGAAGCGTTGGAAGAAACTAGACCAAAAAATATATCCTTTAGTTTGTTCTTAGCTATGGCAGTTGAAGAATACGTTTCAAATCACGGTAAGAAAGTAACCAATGCAAAATATCCTAGAATAATGGATAGAATGGATGTTTGGAATGAATGTATTGAAGACTTGTCAAATGACAATTTGATAAACTTTAATGAACGTGTATCACAACTCAACAACAAAATAAGAAAGGAGCTTAATAAAAGATTATGACAGAATACACAGAATCAGCAAAGATTGATATTTTAAAACAGGCATTGATTGACAACAGATATACTGATGTCATAGACTCAATGCGACCTGACTCAACAATTTCAATCAACCCATCACAAGATGGTTTTATTGATATTTTTATTGACAGTACAAATGACTTTATGGCATTATTATTTGAAGCAATATACAGAGTAAAGGCACAAAAAGATACAAATTTAGAATTAATTAGAGCATCATTTTCCAATGTAAAGATAGACTTGGTAGGTGAATTGCTTGTAAACATGCATGATATCAATACCAAGAATGAGAACTGTACCGTTACATTTGAGTGTCAGATACTTGCAACAGATTCTCCAAAGTCTTACATTAAGGAAGCAACTTTTGAATGTGCTATTTGTAACAGAGAGTATGAAGCAAAATGTGACTTGGATAGAAAGATAGTGCCACCATTATGCAGTAACACACAATGCAAACATGCTAAAACAATGATAAGAACCGACATGATGGTTACTGATGATGTGCAAACCATACTCATGCAAGAGCCTATGGACAAGTCAAGAAACAGTTCTCCTATCATATTCATAGGTAAACTGGTAGGTAATTTGGTCAGAACCTCATATGTAGGACAGAAAAAACAGATTACAGGCTTGTTTAGAAGTGATATTGACCTTAAAAAGAACGAACATGACATATTTATAGACATATTATCTGTGAGAGACTTGAATGATGTTACTCCATTGTTACCAAGTGATGAAGAAAAACAAAAACTAATCAAAGATTCAAAACAAGACGGTTTTATTGACAAAGTTATAGGTTCTTTTGCTCCAATGATATACGGTTACAATGACATAAAACTGTCAATATTATTACAGTTAGCTGGTGGTGTAAAGACCAAGAAAAGAGGTGATATTAACATGTTTTTGATAGGTGATCCAAGTATGGCAAAGTCGGAACTGTTAAAATTTGCTAGTGGTCTAGTACAAAAATCAATATACACAAGTGGCAGAGGTTCATCAGCAGCAGGTCTTACAATAGGAATTGTCAAAATGTCAGATGGAAGAAGTATTGCACAGGCAGGTGTATTACCAATGTGTGACGGTGGACTAGCATGTATAGACGAGTTTGACAAGATGAATATAGACGACAGAAGTGCAATGCATGAAGCTATGGAACAGCAAACAGTATCAATAGCAAAGGCTGGAATTGCAATGACTTTACCAAGTCGTACAAGCGTACTTGCAGCAGCCAATCCAAAGTATGGAATGTATGACAATGACAACTCATTGAAAGATAACATCAACATACCAACACCGTTATTGTCAAGATTTGATTTGATATGGCTTATTCAGGACAAAATACATATGACTTCCGACAGATTAAAGGCAAACCATATCCTTGATTCATTTGACAATGACATGACTGACGATTGCTATATGACAGAAGAACTTATGATTAAATATATTAATTTTGCAAAATCATTTACACCAAAACTAACATCAGATGCAAAGAAAACATTATTGGATATTTATGAAGCAATGAGAAAATCATCTGCAACAAGTGAAATGCCAGTAGGTACTAGACAGTTGGAAGCAACAGTCAGATTGGCAATGGCTTACGCAAAATTACATTTCAGAGATGAGGTAAATAGTGATGATATTTGTAAAATTAAATACCTTATAGAAAAAACATATGAGTCATTTGGAAGCAGTATCAGTAGTGGTGGTGTCCAGTCACAGATATTCCAAGACAATAAATCAACAAAGGAACATGAAGTATTGGCAGTATGGAACACATGTAAGAACCTAGAAGGCAAGGTAAAACTTAGAGACTTTGAGAAAGCATTGATTGAAAACGGTATGAGTAAGGAGAAGGTAGAAGCAGTAATTTCCAAATGGGAAAATAACAATGCCATCAAATTGAATAGTGACGGTACATATACTAGAATTTAGAAACACTAATATTGAAGCAGTTTTCATGATACTATGTGATGGTTATAGATGACGATGATATTGAGTCAGTAGAAACATTGGAAGAAACTCTTACTCCTGAGGAAACAACGGAGATTACATCAGTTGATTTAGAACTCGGTGTAGATCAACTTAAAGGTGTTGGTGCTGTAACCCAAAAGAAATTACAAACATTCGGAGTAACATCACTTATAGATTTATGTATTAGAGGTGCTCAGGAAATTAAAGAAATTACAGGCGTGGCAAAACCAACTTGTGACAGTTGGGTATTTCAAGCACAAAAAATATTAGAAGACAATGACTTGATTAGAAAATCAGATATGAGTACTATTGACTTGTGGGAATATCAGAAAGCATATCCAGTTATATCTACAAAATGTACAGAGGTTGACAATTTAATTGATGGTGGTGTAAGACCAGAAGCAACATACGAGGTATATGGAGAGTTTGGAGCTGGCAAGACACAGTTTTGTAACTCACTTACAGTAGAAACAATACATGACGGTAACAACGTAATATGGATAGACTGTGAAGATACATTCAAGCCAAATAGAATAGCAGAAATACTAAAAGCAAGAGAGTATGCAGAGGATGATGAAGAATGTGCTAAATATCTTAGTCAAATTACCTACCTTTATTGTCCAAATACAGAACAGTTAATGGGAACTATTAACGGACTTAGTAAGATATTAGATGCTAAGAAACCTAAACTTGTAATATTAGACGGTGCAATAGGACAGTTCAGAGAAGAATATCTTGGCAGAGGAACATTAGCAGAAAGACAAATGCAGATAGCAAGACTAATGAGTCATATCAAGAACATATCATTTTACTTTAGATGTGCTGTTGTATTTACCAATCAAGTACAAAGTGATCCAAGCATGATGTTTGGTGATCCAATAAAACCAATAGGTGGTAATGTAGTTGCTCATGCAAGTGGCTACAGGTTATATTTTAAGAAATCAGGTAAGAAAAGATTGGCAAGAATGATAGACTCTCCTGAACACGCTATGGCAGATGCAGAATACATACTAACTGCTAAAGGCATAGATAATGTCGAGTAAGAAAGAAGAATCTGACACATTAAAAAGAAAGATAGCTGCAAAGCCACAATTTGATTTGAAATGCAAGGTATGTCACAAGAAATTCGGGAAACATTTTACATTTCATCATAAAAGATACTTGGCAAGTGACAAGATTTATAGTGATTTTAAGACAACATATGATTACAATCTATATGTATTGCCAATAATAGACAAAGATCCAAACAGGTTTGTACTGTTATGTAAGGGACATCATACACTAGTAGAGAAACTTAAACGATTCAAGTTAGACAAGTTAGAAAGACTGTTCAAAGTGGTAAAGGAGAGTAAACAATGATTAAACATCTTAAAGATAACAATATGACATATATTCAACATTTTACAAGGGCAATGTCTATGAGTCTAGCCTTATTCATTCACGCTTTCATACCAAATGCTTTCCCAACTTATGCTAGTGATAAGATGAAAGAGGATGATGAATAATGGAAATAATAGGTCAGGGAGAGGTGGCTGCATTGGAAATAATCAAGGATATGTTTGGTAACAGTTGCGAATATCTCACTCAGGTCAAATTATCTGATATGGTTACTCCTGAATATCTTGAGACATTCAGCGATAGACAGTTAAAAGAAACAATAGATATTGTGGTAGATACAGGATTTCAGTATCTAGCAATAAGAGTACAGGACAAACATCATGTTAGTGCAAGAATGGCTACCATAGACAATATACAGAAAAAGATGCTAGAATGGAATGGGTGGAAAGTCATAGACATTTGGCATTATGAATGCAAGGAACTTTGGAAGGACAAGGTAAATGAAAAGTCAAGATTAGAGTTAGAAAATGCAATCAAAGAATCAAGCATAGATTAATTTATATATGTGTTATATTAAGAATTTGGGTGTACAGAAATTCATACCAGATTACAGAAGATATTTTAGACAATGTAACAAGGTCAGGTCAAAATGGAATTCAAGTAACAACTCTTGTCAGAAAATCAAATTTATCCTATTCCAGATTAATATCATTTGTTAGTAAACTTTCACAATCAGAGTTAATTAACAAAATAGAAGTTGATGGTAAGAATACTTTTATCATAACTGAAAAAGGTAGAGTTTATTTAGATGAGTATAAGAAATTTTCAACCATTGCAGAAAACTTTGGTTTGGAGTTATGACAGTTTGTGATAAATGTGGTCATGGTATGCTTTTGCACGGTTGTGTGGGTAATAAGGGTTATTGCAGTGAGGGTAATGGAAACTGGTGTGAATGTACTGAAAAAGGAAAGACTTATGAAGAAGAAATTTCTGACTTACAACATGAAAGGATTATGTCATAAATGTCACTCATCAAATGTTGAAGTGAATTATAAAATAATATGTAGAGAATGTTTTAAAAATGATAATTAGAGGTTGTGTAAGATGCAAATGTTCCTTTAGTTATAAAGGACAATTAGGTGTAGGTAGAGGTAAAATGACCAGAAAATATTGTAATGAATGTAAAGTATTACAACATAGAGATGAGTCTAGATTATACCAGAGGAAAAGAAGACATGAAATGTCCTAGATGTAAGAAACAATACAACAGTCCTTGGCAAGAATGTGGTAGTTGTATTACAAAGTATTATCCAGAAACTTAATCCCAAGAGGGGAAGAATGAGATTTACGCACTCATTCACTACCGACTTGGTAGAACGGACTAAACTAGCCTAATTATGATATGTATAAGAAATATATAAAGTTTAGGATTATCTCTTTCAGGTATCTAGAATCCACAACTCAAGACAATTCCTAATGGTTTAAGAGGGCTACCGTGATCTACAACTTGTGCGTGAAACGGGTAATCCCTGACAACCGTATTAGCTATATAAAGCACTAATATAAACTTATTGTTATGCCTATTTTAAACAAGTATATTTTAATAATATAAAAAATATCAAATATTATGGTAACGTCAGATTTCCGTGTATTTGGAGAGGTAGATAGAGGTAACTATTTTCCTGAGACTGATAGAATAATTATATTTCTAAGTTCACATGAAACATTAGATGATTTATTTAGTACAATTATTCATGAACATTTACATTACTGTATAAATCAAACAGGTGAAATAATGGATGATGATCAGGAAGAAAGGATTATTTATATTATGAGCTGGGCTGACGAATACTTGGCATAAAATTGGTTCTATAAACTCTTGACTTGTTTCTAACTAATCCGTGGCAGCATTTACACCTTAACCTACCAAAATTTTTTCTTTCTTTATATAGTTTAGATGAAGGAATAAATCTAGAGCATTTTTGACAGTAGTGATTTTTTTCGTTTATTTTATGTTCAAATATATGGCATATACCATTACACACGAATATCATTTATTGTTATGATATTTATATGTTATCTTTTAATTTTTTAGGTTTTTTTAATTCTTCGTCGATTTTTTGCTGGCAATCGTCGCAAACCTCCAAGTCCTCGAATTCGTGGGTTTTGGTGTCGTTTGCACATATGTTACAAATCATTTTTGATCCACCATTAATTTTTCTAATGCTCTAAGATAATGCATTAATACACCTTTCTTGTGTCTTTCTTCAAGTTCTTTATCAGTTTCAAGATTAATATTTATGAATAAAATAGACTCAAGTTTCTTAACACGTTTGATTACTTTCACTTTATCATACAAATGAACTCATTACCATTCTTTTGAACTGCTTTATAACCTTTTCTGATGCATCATTCATAGTATCAACTTGCATAATATTCTTGGATTTAAACAATCTTCTTACAGGATTATATCTGTATGATGAACGACTAGATACTACTATACAGTTTAGATTGTTAGTTACCTTTCTTGTCTTAAGCATTGACTTTGTACATGTCTTCATATAATTAGGGAATGACATATGATAACCACCAACATAATAGTTGGGCATACCGTCAGTTATCATAATCATCATCTTCTTGCTGCCTTTCATCTTCTTTAGCATTTGAGCAGAATATTCTAATCCCATATGTGTAGGTGTGACACTATACATATTATGACATGATATTTGATCCAAGTCACCTTTACTGTTAATTTCTGTCATACCTATAATACCTTTACCGTCAGAACCCCATACATTGGCACGAATCTCAACATTGTCTACACCTTTAAGTGATTCATATAGTGTTGCAACAAGGTTACGAGCAGTATTCATTCTGTCTCCACGCATTGAACTAGATCCATCTATGGATATGACCAATGCAATACCGTTAGTAATCTTCTTATTCACTCTACAATTATTCAAGTTATTACCACGAATTAGATTTTCAACATAAGTATCAACGTCTACTTCCTCACCCTCACTATCTATAAAGTCCTTCTTTTGCATTTTCATTGTCTTGAATATCTTAGACAATCCCTTGGCAATTTTCATGTTAGGTCTTACTTTACTAGATTCTCTTTTAATCAATTTTACACGTTTAGGTAGTGCTTGTTGAGGAACTTCACCTCTTAACGATTCAAATATATCATTGACAACTCCTTCACCCTCTTGCTTACCTTTGTCCACAATTTCTTCTTTAGATTTCTTAGTTTCTTCATCTGGGTTTAACAATTCTTCAGGAACTTCTAGGTCGGGTTCACCACTAGATTCGAGGTTGTTTTCCTGAAAGTCCGTGTTTTCCCGACTCATTTCACTTCTTTGTTCCATTCTTTTATCTCTACCTTTTTCTCTATCTAATGTGTCAGGTTCAGCAATTAAATCATCAATACTTGGATCTAATATTTCCTTTCTGTCACTAAGATACTTGTCCAAGTATGGTTTTAATGTAACCATTACTCTCAATGCACCAAATCTATCAGTAAGTAATACGTCTTCTAATGCCTTTGCATATACATCATAATCTTTAGTATCACTAACAATATCATTACCACGCTGGAATCTTATTGTCAACAATATGTCTATTGGATTCTGATTTCTTAAATCATCACCCATTAACTTACCAAGTTTCTTGGTTGTTTTGTCAAATCTACTTGCATGTTTAAGATACATCTTACCCATCTGTGACTCTATGCGTTGGTCTTCCAGTACGTTAAACACATTAAAGAAGAACTTGTAATCCTCATTTTCAAGACCCCAATTATCTTTGAATAGTTTCTTAGTTGCATTAAACGGAGATTGAAACAACACATGAGCAAGTTCGTGTATTATACCTACAAATTTTTCAATACCTTTGACGTTAGGTTTTGCAGAAAATATTCTAAATATATTTTTATTATCCTTTAACCCATGATACTGAACCATATTAGTATTACCAGCATGTATTATCGATATCTTTGCATTTCTGACAACCTCTACAACATTGGCATATTTTTCATACATGTCATTGTTACTGAGCAAGTCGGTATTACGTTTGGTCATGCTTCTATCCTCTTTAACTCTAATTTAACCTTTGATCTCTTACTTGATCTCAATATAACACTACAACAAGGACATCGATTACCAACTTCCTTTAAATACCATGTACTGCATAGATTACATCTTTTACAAAATTCATAAGTAGATTGTTTATAGGGAATCTTAGTCCTATGACATATACCTTTACATTTATTCATATCTGGGCTTCTCCAATTTTACCAAGCTTCTTGTTCTTGCTGTCATTCTTGTCTTGCCATTGCAACAGAAACATCTGTAATTATTGGTATCTTTTACCAAGAACATCTTTTGACATGTTCTGCAAAACGTAATCAGTCCTGACGGATATGAGTGAGCCAAATGTGTAACATCTTTGTAGTCATTACAAAGGTCTTTACATTTACAGGGCATTACTGCTTACCCATTTCTCCTTAATTTCGGGATTAAATATGTTTGAACATATCATGGTTCTTGCCTTCTTACCAAATATTACCTTACCTTCACTTTCAACTATCATAATACCATACTTACTTTTTCTTAGAATATTCTTAGTCTCATGTTCATCTGCACTACTTAGTATAAACCAATCTCCTTTCATTGTTTCTACACGTTTCAATAATTCATCATAATACTCGAATGTTTTTCTGTCACAAATTGATTTGTTATTATGTTTGTATGTAGTATATCTCCAAGGTGGATCAATTAAGAAGAATGTCTTATCTGAATCATATTTGTCAATGGTTTCCATAAAGTCCATATTCTCTACTATTGCATCAGGATATGTGTCGATACAATAATCATTAGAAAATTGGGATTTATCATTTAATACCATTGGTAAATCTACATATTTAGCAGTTCTAGCAAGACCAGCAAATGGTTCAACATATAAGTTATAGTTAGGATTGTTGGGAGTAGATAACGGGGATAAAGCCATAATTCTTTCTGCTGTCCATTTAACACCAGCATATCCACCGAGTAATTTCTTACCCCATACACTAGTTCTTTTATCCGACAACTTACCACTACCGAATTGATTACTCCATTTATCAGTCAATCTCTATCATACCTCTCATCAGGTTCAGATGCATCTCTCATCATGTCTTGTATATCATCCATTAGATTTTCCCATACATATTCAAGAATGTTGTCTTGATCCATTTTTTCCAATATTTTCAAATCATCATCATAATCAGTCAATTCAATACTTCCTCGTATTTGATAGTCTTACTGTCATAAAAACCTATGTAATGACAGTCCTTGCATTGTTGTTTTAACCAGCAATGTCTTCCTGTACAACCCGTAGATTTGTATGTCTTTAAACAAGTCTTGCATCTCAATTCAATCTTTTCTCAATTATAGTATATATTTGTTTACATATAGGACATTGAACATTATTTTCTGTTCCTCTTTTCTTTATCCATTTCATATGCTTCTCACAATTAGGACATAAGTCTAACATATTCTATCCCTCATAATCCCATATATGAAACAAATGGAAACATAAAAAGTGCCATTGTTTAAATGTTCCACCGTCATATATTGCCATTCTTTGATCTCCGTGTTTCCAACGTCTTAGAGTTATTTCTAACTGCCATTCGTTGAATTCTTTATTAGATATATTCCAAATCATTTCTTACTACTCCTCTTTCTTTTTAAATTATAATTTCTCATGTATATCCTTCTTTCCTCTCTCTTTACAGGATCTTTGAAATAATCTATTGCATAACTAAGTGCCTTGTCCTTATTATCTTTGTAATATTGTCTTCCGTAAGCTAGTTTCTTCTCTCTGTTTTTGTAATAAGATTTCAAATCACTTTTTCTTTGTGCAATAAGCAAACATTTGGAACAGTATTCTTTTGGTCTTCCCCTATACCATTCCAAAGGCTTGTTGCATATCTTACACTTGATATTGTATTTGCTGGATCTAGGCATTTAATAATGCATCTCCTTCCATACTTTGATCATTTCATCAACTTGTTCGTCACTTGCAACTTTTCCTTTCTTAGTATGATAAGAGTGTCCTGCCATAACTAATTCAGCAATAGCACTATGTTGTTCGTTTTCATAAATGGTATCGGTTCTTCCATCTCTTTTGCCATCAACATACTTTGCAACATAGTCGTTTACTGGTGGCATACTGTTTGCAATTTCGTTGAATTTTGTCCACTCAACGTTTCTCCATTTTTTTGCCCATTGCCAATATGCATGACCTATTATCTCATGGTAAATTATTTCATCAGCATCATCAACGTCTATGTTTGCATGATCTACAAATTCAAACCATTGCTTAATGCTATTCCAACTACCTGCTCTATTGATAGTCTTTGCATACTTTATCGTTATTCCCTTGATATGTTTCATAATTTTTCTAATGTCTTTGTCAGTATTTATTCTCATGATAATTCTATCAACAACTTCTTGTTTTGGTGCTGGTATTCCATCTCTACTCCAACCACCAGAAGTTTCCTTTCCGATATAGACATAAGTATTCTTGTAGACTTTAATTCCATGACTTCCTTTTTTTGCACGTTTTGATCTGTTCACTTTTCTTTTTGATTTCCTTAATATCTGACTCATGATTATAAACTCACATTAAACGTGTCATTAATTCTTAATCGAATCAATTCACGTTCACTAGGCTCACTAAATTTTATCATGATAACCTCGCTAAGAGCAGTTTCCAATGGTCTAGGAATCTTATCCTGTATGCTTCTAAAGTGGTGGGTAAACTGTACAATATCCCTAATAGATAGAGCATAGTCAACGTCACCTTTCAACTTAAGGGCATAAATGTCCTGTGCAAGAGTCAAAAGTGGGTTCTTAATTGCATCTTCACCTATATCTGTCCAATCAACTACCTTCTGAATGTCCTCATTCTTTGGATAATCCCATGCACTACCGATAAATCTGCTTCTTAATGCTTCTGCCATACTGTTCACACCTACATAAGTGACTGGATTGATAGTCCAAATGATAGACAACTTGCAACCCTTCTTGAGTTTGTACTGCTTACCGTTTGCAACTACGCTACGTCTTCCGTCACATATAGAGTGCCACCATTGTTGAATCTCATGTTCCTGACTGTTACCCTCATCACCATAAAGACAAGCGTGTCCAAAGTGATTTGCAACCTCTATTGCCTTAGGCAATAAACCAAGACTAAAGAAAGTACCATCTCTGTTGATCTCCTTACTGCCAATCAAATCAGATTTCTTAGTACCTACACCGATAGGCTCGTTAATCAAGGCAACACCGTTCTCCTTACATATAGTATGTGTCAATAGTGTCTTACCCTGACCTTTCTCACTCTCAATAAGATACGGAAGTTTTCCTTCCATGATAGCCATAGTCAATCTGGTCTTCTCATCACCTATAGCTATGTACTCATCCCATACGTCAATGTTTGACGGATCGTACTGAGCAAAGTCAATAGGCAGTACAGGTATTCCTGTGTTCATGATTGTTTCAGGTTGTTCTGTTATATAATTCATTTCGTCAGTCATTGTTTAATTTCTCCAATAAAAGCTTCAATTTCATCACAACAATCTGGACAAACTGTAAAACTAGCATTATGTTCAAAATCAAACTTATCTGCCAAACTACATTTCCAAGAAAATGCTTCATATCTTCTCTCATCTATTTGAATGTGGCATCTGTCACATGATCTATGTGGTTGACTTTTGTAAGGGAATGTTTCTACCATTCGTATTTCAGGCATACATTCACCTTCTTCAGTTCTAGTTCCACCTGCTGTCCAAACAAAAGACCTTCCTTCCCAATGACCATCGTCATTTGGATCTCTCATTTTTTCCACAATTTCTTCCATAGATAAACAACTGTCAGGATGGTTATAATCTATTTCTATGTTATCCTCATCAGGTGATATTCCTTTTATCTGTTCCATTGATTTTTCCATTATTTCAAATCCTCCCTTTTATTTACCCAATCCCCAAGAGTAGGTTCTAAACGATATCTCCTTTTAGCTTTTCTGATCAAGTTTTCAATTACTGTATGAAATTCATCTTGAAATATATTATCTGCACAATATGTTAATTGATCAATAGTATTTTCCAATTCCTCTTTTTCAGTCATTTCAATCCTTCCAATAGTTTTTTGGCTAAATCTCCAGTTGTCAAACCTGTAACTCTTATTCCTTCAATAATCATGTCATCTTTATATGCTTTTTTCAAGAAAATCGTCACGTCATCTTTTACAAGTATATAACTTTTTTCTGTGAAAATCGTTGCTCTTGTTCCTGCTTCATTATATCTATTGTAAGATCTACCATCTCTTTCAGATGCAATATATTTACTTATTTTATTCCATTCAATGGTATTTTTTGCAACTGCTTCTTCATATTCTTTATCTGCTTTTATTTGTCGTTGATTATCTCTTTCTTCATGTCTTGCTTTTTCTTCTCTTTCTTTAATCTTTTTTCTGATTATTGATCTTGCTTTACTACATACTTCCCAATCACCAAGATCTACTCTTGAATTCCATGAATGTACTTTCCATCTAATTTTTGATCCATTTACTACTATCCATTCATGTCCACATGATGAATATTCACCACGAAGTACTTGATAAGTTTTTGTCCAACTTACTCTTATTGGAAAATCTATATTTGGAAAATCACTTTCTAAATTATTTTTAACATAATCAATCAGTGAGTTTCTTTCATTTTCCATCTTTATTTTGAAATGTGAACTATTACACCAGCTACGGTATTCACCTTTCACAACATTTTGACATCCTTTAATAGAACAAGTCATTATATAAAATCCTCCTCATGACCATCCTCGCAGTCACATGACATATTATGACTAATGCACCAACAATGTAAGCATTGATTAGATTCATCATAATAATCAAAATCTAACTCGCACGTTTTACACTTCATTATTCCTTATCCTCCATTCTATGCAATTCAATCCACCATGTATCGAATTCATTATTATTCTGTACAAAATGTTTATTGCCATTAATCGTGATAGTCAACAAATCAAAATCAAATTTAATTACAGCTTTTGATAAATCAGATTTGGTAATTGATGTTATACCATTTACAACGATATCTTTACCGTAAACATCATTGCCCATATTTTTAAATTCAATCCTATTACTCATTATTTCAATCCCTCCAATGTATCTTCATCATACGTTTTCATCTTGCTTGGATCTAACTGTTTTTCTCCAGATTTTTCCATCTCTTGAAAACCGTCTTGTAACAATGCTAGTAACACAAATTTCAATGTGCCTATAACCTGTCCGTTGTTGTATTGTTTGTTAGGAATAGACTTTAGTATAGTCATAGCCAATTCAGGATCAATATACTCTAATTCAGGAATTCTTGACATTTCTTCTCTAGCCTTGTCAAAGAATTTTTTATTTCTAGGCATTGATTAAAGACTCCTCATCTTCAATATCTTCAAGTACTGAATAATATTGCTTAGATTCTGGATGAATAATTAGATCAACATCAAATTCTTCATGACATTTTGCACATGGAACTCTAACAGCCCATCCATCTCCATTACTTTGAAGTTCTGTTTCCTCTACAAATGGAGTATTTGCCTGTCCATATTTCAAGTATTGTGTAAGATCATCAAAAGATATGATATGTTTACAGTCAGTCATTATTTCCATCTCCCATAGTCAGGCAAAGGATCTAACGGTAGTTCTTCGTTGCTTCCCCATATACAATAGTTGCTTCTACTACAAGCCTTGCATATATGGTCGGTAAATATCTCACCAGAACCAACAACCAAGCCTTTATGCTTGTTGTCTTTTTCTTCTTCACATAGATAGCAGATGAATTTCTTGCTAGAACTAGGTTTCAATATAGTCATGCTTTTTCTCCTTTAATCACACATGTAGAACACGGATTTATGTTATGAATTACTATAGAATTTATATTATATTCACACGTTTCACATACTTCCCAACAATATAAACCGTTTTCAGTGCTATACAATGCTAAATGTTCTTTCAAATATTCTTTTTTGCATTTATCGCATTCAAACCATAAAGATTCGTGAATAGCATTATAAATCTTGTCAACTTCCTTTTTAGTTGTTAACATTTTTTTATACCTTATTTTTTATTTTTTATCTATTGATTCACCTTGTCTCCCATAGTATATGAATTGTTTTTTACACCTTTCACCATAATACTTAGCCATAAATTGCACATATAACCGTATGCACAATAGGCTAAGCCTAAAAATTCTGTCATTATACGAAAACCTCCTCTAAAACTTCACTATCAAATATTGGTATATCATATTGAAAGTAATTATACCATTCTTTAGGTTCATCCTCGAAATCCCACATGAAAATAGTTTTTAATTTAAAGAAATTTTCTTGAACCATAAATTCTAAACGACCATTTATTTTACCAATGAATTGTTTATATCCATCTTGTGTGTATTCATGGTATGAATCCCAAAGACATTTCCTTGCACAATTCTCAGGGATTTCATCTATAAATACTCTAACTGATTTTGGTATCATTCTTCTAACATCTCCATGTGCTTACACTTGCCACCAATATCCTTTTTTCTATACTTATAGTCGTTACAAGTACAGGAATCTTTCGATACTTGGTATGTTCCTGTCTTGCCTTTGATAGTAACGAACTCAGTCATTGTAATGAAATCTCCAAGGTTCTTCTATTGAATCGTGAATCATTTTGTGCAATTTATCTGCCAACTCATCATGATTCAAATACATTTGACGATCATGTGTATGTTGATTTCTCAATACATCAATTATTCTTTCCATATCATCTATACTAAGACTTGTTAGTTTTTCAGTCATTATAATAAGTCCTCATTCCTTTTTATTCTCATTTTATATTCTTTCATTTTGATTCCCCACAGTCTTTACAATATGATCTTCCTTTATCATAAGCTTCCCAATCCATATCTGCATCAATGAATAATCCACCACATTCTGCACAAAGATTCAACCCATCAGGCTGACATTTTTTACATAAGAAATCAGGGTATTCATCAGCTATTGGATCGTCACGTTTACCCAAATATTCTATTCTACATCTTATACACATTACATCACAATTATCAGTATACATTATATTCTACTCCTTCTTGCTTCTTTATGAAACAGGAATGTTTCCATTACAACATCGTCTAATGCATATTTATAAGGTTGTGCATTTGTTATACTAATGTCTTTCTTTGACATATACTCATCATAAGTGTACTCAACTTGACCATAAGTGTATGTTGAACCATTTGGATTAGTTACAACTTTTACAGGTATTAGTTCAAACATTTTTTCTAGTTTATGTACTCTTTCGTTTAACATATCAATCTCACCTTGAAGTTGAAACATGGATTCCATTGTTTCTGTATCAGTCATATCTAGGAACTCCCTGTGTTGTATTTCTGTGTTGAACTTTTGCTTTAATGTGCCAAGTATCATGTCTTGATATTCTTTCATTAAACAATGAATCTTCACTATCAAATGTCATATCACACAATGAACAATGTAACATAGTCATCCTACTAGACACATCCCACACCAATACCATGAATTATAATATGGAGTTGTTGTTTTATCTTTGCCACATTCACCACATAGATCTACTTCTTTTTTCTCAGTTATAAGGAATTTTGACATATTACGACAGTCAGCACATTCACCTCTTGTACTATAAATAGCATTTTCAAGTGATCTGCTTAACAAATACTCGGCATTTTCATGTGGGTGTGTCTCTCTAAATATTTTTTTTCCTTCTTCTATCATTTCACATTTTTGACAAAAGGGATTTTCATCAGTCCAACTTTCAATAGTCATGTTACATCTTTCACATGGGTATATACATGGGCTAGTCATTGTTTCTTCTCCATTACTAATTGTTTCAACAGTATTTTTATTTCTTTTAATTCATGACGTATCTGTGTAACATTGTCATAATACTGTCTTTCATATCCTGTAACCATTGTTATAGATCTCCTACCTCAAAGTCAACATCTCTATTGGAGAACTCTCCTCTACCTGTAGCTCCACAGTTAAGACATGTTCCCTCAATCATACAACCATCTCCACACATATTATCTTCTGCTGTTTCATAATCCCATATTACATCATGAAAATCATCTCTACAACATACACACTCAACATCAGTTATTTTTTTATTTTTCCAATTAGTTGATTGAAATTCTTTTCTTGTAATATATGTACTTGCGTGTTCTGTAAATTCTCTATCACATTTACAACAGTTTATTGTTATGAATGTTTCACTAAGCATTTTACCGTCTACCTCATAAGTACTCATTGTGCTTCTAACCTCGATTTGATAGATGAGCCACCTTCATTTTTATTTTCTTTCATATCATAGAACTTTCTACTGTCACCGTCATTATATTGAATGAAAGGGGAGTATTCTCCACTATGTATCTTTTTGTGGCAATCATAATGAACATATGCTATTTTTTCAGGAAAATAACATACATGGTGTCTAATGAGTTTACCATCTAGTGGAGAACCAAAACAAACGATACAGGTATCACTTTTATTAAGAAATTCAGTCATACCCTAATCACCTCATAATCATTTGTCATTGTTATTTCACCATTCATATCAACATCTTCAGGTTCTTCATTCATGTATTCCATGACCATAGTGTTAGATATTCTACCTTCAAAATCAACTTCAGGCTCTACTGATTTATGATTAACTTGTATTGGTTTGTTAGCCATTTTATCTAGGTATTTCTGAATGATACCCATAGATACCTCTACTGCTTTACAGTATATTTTAGAATCTATGAATATTGGCAATATTCGTATTTCCAATGTTCCATGTTTGTGATATTGGTAGTTTAGTGCAGAATATCTACAATTAGGATAGTTATCATTTCTAATGTATAACTGCTGTTCTCCCCTGTAATCAATATTGCACATATTGTTTTCATCTGCCAATCTATCCCAAAAGTTTTGATTTCTTATGTTGGCTTTTTTACCCCATCTTGTCAATTCTTGTATAAAGTGATTAAAGAACTCTCTAGTACATAACAATTCAAATGCCTGAATGTTATCAAATGATACATGGAAATGACCACCACATGAACTATTCATATCTTCAGGATAATATCTATGAACCCAATTTCTCCATGTGCCATCAATAGGCATTGGGTATGATATTATTTCACCTGAATGTCCTGATTCCTGATTATAACAATGATCTCCTTCGTCATTACAACAGTAATCACAGTCGCCACATTGTTCACCACCATATTCTAATCCTTCTACTGATGAATCGTCATGCCACATATAAGAACTATATAACCAATTACGGTGATCATGCTCATTATCAGGCATTTCATTCCAACCACCCTCTAATTCAACGCCAATTTTTACTATTTTGCATTGAGGTGTCATTAAAACATGGGTATTTTGACAGTTTTCACAACAGAAACAGAATCTATCATTATCAAATGTCATATCCATGTAACAACTAGAACAGTTGTATGTATCTGACATATTATAGTGGCTCCTTGTCATATCTTTTTGATGCTATTTGACAACCGTCAAGATAATCTAACTCGTCATCACAATAGAATGTTTGACCATCAACAAATTGTCTTTGGTAATTATCCTCATAATCTTCAATAGATTGAATTTTTGTGTCAGATTTCTTTGCTTTGTATGTGAAATTACCACCATAATCTCCCCAACTAGGTGTAGGATCGAATAAATCATTACTGCAAGATATGTTATTTACCTTTGTCCAACCGTCACCAAATCTATCAATACCGTCAGGTGACAATACAATGACTTTTTCTCCTGTAAATTCAAGGAAATTAATGCCTTTATGTGAAGCACACCAAGCCATAATACTACTGTCACTCATATCACCGTCAGGAATACGAATATTAGGATTGTTAAATGCTAATTTTATAGCAAAATCATCAAACTCAGTCCATATACCATTATGGAACATGACAGATTGTCTTGTACTTCCTCTGGTTCTATTTGATAATGCACTACCGTCTTTGTTCATTCCTAATGGGAATGGGTGGCATAACATATCATTATTTGCACCATGAGTACCAATTCTGAAATGTACAATAAGATTATTTTTCTTGGTCAATTTATTTTTCTTGACATATTTAGATACATATTCAGCAGTAACATGAAGACCTTTTTCCCAATGTACTAGACCATCTCTGGTATATGCAAATCCACCACCATCACGATTAGTTTTTTCTGCATCTTTGAGCATGTCTAGTTTAGGAATGTGATCATCACATTGTAATATAACACACATTATCTAATATGCTCCGATTTTATGGTAATCTTGCCTTTGGACTGTTTTGGTGTCATGTATTTGTTGTACATTTTTCCTAACATTTGCATGGTTTTATCACAATACAAATTAAATTTCTTACCATCAACAGGTGAGCCATTAATACATACCTTGATACCTTTGGATAGGTCTTTAGCCCTAACCCATGACATATTTGGAATATCTAAATCCTCAGTTATTTGAGAATTAAAGAACATTTCATTACTCTCACCCCAATATTTTATTGATGTGAAAATATCATGGTCATCTGGTCTAGAATATGCATAAGAACTAATTTGTTTCAATCCTGTACGAATAGGATTCCATTTGTCATCTCCACCATAATCAGGATTTAATGATTGATTTTTGAAATATTTTTCAAATACGTCAGATTTAGCCTTTACAATAAATAATCCATTTTCTCTCAAGAATGTTACTGACATTACAGTTTTTCTGGTGACAGGATCTACTACTGTTCTACTAATACCTTGCACATTTGCATCAAACATTTTTTGATTCATTATAATAAATTCTCCTCATATTCTTTCATAGCTTCATCTTGACCACATTTAGAACATAAATCAGTCATATTGTCTTTTCTAGATAGAGCTGGGAAATCTTCATCATAACTTTTAGTCATGTTACAGATACCACATGTATAATAATCAGTCATTTTCTACTAACCATGCCCATTCTGGTCTTTCATTATATGATTCATCTATATCAGATTCTTCAGTCAAATTAAACACAGAACATTTGCCGTTTTTACAGGTCATTTCTTTATTCTCTATCTATTGATTCACCTTTTCTCCTTTGATAGTATGAATGGATTCTCCGTTCATTATAATCTCCCCCATATACTCCTTGATTGGGTGCGAAATATTGTATTTATCTGACATATTATAATCTCTGTCAGAGCAGCATTTGTTACATTTATAATCATATACATGACCTTCAATACGTTCAACATCATTACTAGAAATATACTCATAAACCATGTGTACTCTACCACACCAATTATCATATTTACCACCAGATTCATAATATGTTTGTCTTTCCATTTTAATTCTTTTATTACATGACACACATAATGTATCAGGTCTTATAAGAGAAACGAGGGGAATAGTAGTTAATATCAATTTATATCTCCTTGCATTTTTAACATATATTCATACTCTGAGGGTAAAAGGAGTAATTTCCATATTCTATTCATTATTGTTTTTTTACAGTTCATGATAAATCTCCTGAAGCATCTTTTAACAATTCTAGTAAATCCTCTTTTGTATAAGATAATTCTTTACCATTTCTAGTTATTGTAAATCTATTACCAAAAGGAATGTTAAAAGCACTATTTACTATATTTTCAGCAGTTCTTGTTTGCATATGTTCACATAATTCTTTAAATCCATTTATATCCCACCACACCTTATCATAATCTCCATAACCATTGCGTATATATGATTTGTAACTATATCTTACAGTATTACCTCTTAAATGTGTTTTACTCATGATTCATCTCCATAATAACATGTAGGACATAATTTACTATATATCATATACCAATTATGTATTAAACTATCAACATATTTATCTACTTTCATTTTATTACCACATTCCATACAATATATATCTCCACGATATCTAGCATCATAATATCTGTGGTTATTTGTAATAGACAAAGCATTGGTCATGATAAATCTCCACTATATTCTAAATAACATACATACGATATAATCCATATAATAGAAAAAAGAGGGGTGGAAATACTCATAATAAGAGTACTCCTGTTAGATCAAATTTATCAATCTTACTGTATTTTAACTGTATAAATGGATTACAATCTATATAATCATTGTAACAGTCAATAACACTATTGATATTTCTGAACTTTTTGTTGAGAAATGCTATTGAATCCATACCATAAGATTGATTATGATAATCATCTAGATTAGCCTTCATGATAGTAGCTGTTCTTGCTATCCAAATGACATCATCCTTATGATTACCCATATCCTTACGGTCTATTCTAACCATACGAGAATCAATCTGATTCATGTATTGACGTATTTCTCTACCTCTAGATGTATTAACCTCTACTGTATGAACATTACCATGCTCATTAACAATATTTGCTAATTCACTAGATATTCTAGTTCTCAAATGCTGGCGATTTTTTCGAGACACAACCCTAGCAACCGATACCCTCAATTTCCACTCCAGTCACGATCAGGCACAAATTGACCATTAATAATAACCCCTCTCCCCTTAACAATCCCCTCACCCCTTACTGATATAAGCTGGGCAAGACATTGTACATACATGTTCCTAGACATTAACACCAATAATAATACTACCATACACCCCACCAATAGATGAACGAACTGTCTTATAATGGAATGGTTTGATACCTAGAATGTCCTTAGATATAGCGACGATTCACCTATAAAAGCATTTGTTTTTATTTTTTTCCTAGAGTATATATACTAGGCGTAAATTGAAGTATATAAAGAGACCACCATTTCCACTCCAGTCGTCAATCGAAGTATTTAAAGAGACATTATACTGTATCATACGGTAGCGTACTGTACTTATATAACGCCTGAACTGAAGTATTTAAAGAGACCAATATTACGCCTACTATGACTGGACTGGAAACGAAGGGTATCGGTAAGTACTATTGTATGGCACAACAAATACGACCAACCCTCACAAAAGAGGAATGGGCTTTAATCGAAGCAAATAGGAAGGACGAGGAAATGTATTCAGAATTCAAAGGTAATCTACCTTTGATTGAAGCATTTGAAGCATGTCTTAATCCAGCCAATGAAAAAGGTAATCGTAGCTTCAATCAAGAGAAATTTGAAGCACTCATTGGTGCTATCATGGCATGTAAAATAGCTACTGTCAACGGTAGACCTTATCAAGACAACAAAAGCCCAAAATAATTAAACACCTAATGCGTGAATACTTTCACGCAGTTTTTTTACTCGATTTCCCGTTGCTGGTACGCATGGCGAAAAAACGGTTTTTAAAGGATTACCACATATATATAACTCTCGAAAAAACATTGACCAAATCTGGAAAAAATCTGAACCCTATTTAGGAATATACACTTATATATAAGCCTATTCAGGTGGCTTGTAATCCTGCTTGTCACTATTATTTATACCATCAGCAACCAAAGTACCCTGTATTCTGAACATACATGACATGAGTTCGGGGAGGTTAAACTTGGTTCCATTACCTTTATAATGCTCTTTATACTTTCTGCTGCATGCAATACATATGATATTCTCAAGGTCTTTACGACTTAGGCTCAACGCATATCCTCCAGAGAAGCATTGTCTTCCATACGATCTATCATGTCTACAAGAAGTTGCTTTATAACCTCACGCCTGTCGTCAGGCATCCATTCCTCATGTAATAATTTGAGAAGATCATCGATAGCTGTGCTCATACTCATCCCTTAAATTTGACGTATTTATAAAGGTTTTATGTGTCCATCCTTTAATACTTTTAGATTTTTTTCTCATGTCTATGACATGATATATTATAAGTACTATGCCTAAAGGCATGGCTATGCCTGTAAATGTAAGGAATATTCCTATATATAACTTCCACATACTATTATATAACCAACTTTAGTATTTATATCTATCCGTGAAGGCTAGTTCCTAGCCATGACCAATACCGTCAATGATTTCATTGATGTGTAGGTTCATTTTGCTTTTAAACATTTGAGCCTGTATTGATTTTCTTTCGTCTATTAGTTGTCTTTCTTCCTTGGCTATTTCCATAAGTCTAGTATGTATCTCGTCTAATCTTGCGTTAACCACACTATATTTAAGTATATGTATTATATAAAAATTATGTAGGAGTTTCCCTGTCTCTCTTTGCTTCCTCTATTTCCATCATTTTGTCTTCCATCAAAAATTGGAGTTTCCAGAAACTCTTTCTGCCTTGTTCACTAAGTCCTTTTTCTTCGACCTCATCATGCTTTGCATTGAACCATTTAAATATCTCTGTATAGTCCTCTAACTCCAATTCGACCATATTCAAGCAAAGTTTATATAATATATAAAGAACTCTATTTATATGACTAGTAAAAAATCCAAGCCTATTGAGCCTGAATTTGATATAGATGACACGCCTGTAACTAGTGATGGAGAATGTACATGTATTGGAAGACGAGATCCATCATGTGCAATAAAGAGTCACAGATGATTCGTAACTTTATCAACGGGTTGAAAAAATCATTTAGTGGAAAGGATTATCTTAGGGAAATCAACCAATGTAATAAATGTGGAAATCCAAGCTTCTTTGATTCATGCCTGAAATGTGAGACTGATGATGCATACCGTGGATGGAACAAAAAACAGTTTGAAAGCTAATTGCCTACGTTAAAATGTCTCTCTATATAAACCAAACTCATGACCTTGCTCTTTAGAGTAACCTCAATTTTCTTGTAATAGTGAGACTCATACCTGTCCATTTTTTCTATGTCACTGTCACTTACCTTAAATATTTCACCTTTTACAAAATCACCTTCTGACTTTATCACAGTTGGATATCTGTCAAGTACGCTATGAGTGTCCATAGTGTAGTTTTCCAGTATGTCTTGTTTGCCTTCAATCTCATGACCTAGCACGTTTGTTCTAAGGGTTTTGTTTAGCAAAGAACCATAGACAAAGATGTTTTTCATATTTTGGTCTATTATGTATGATTATATAAAACTTGTGTAGGAAAAGGGTTGCTTCGCAACCGTGACAATAACTTTATATAATGTGACAAATATTGACATGTGTTATGGGATTCCGTAAATCTTTTGCAGGTGCGTTAAGTAGACTTAACCTAATAGAGAAATCCACCACGGAAACCACTACTAGACCTAGTGTTGCCCAGCCTTATATGAGTACCGATACAGGTGCCAAACTACCAATTTTCCCATTCCCACTCACCATGATTTACGAGTTGGCAGATAACATTGATGCTTTAAGAATTCCTATTGAGACTTTGAACCGTGAAATGTTCAAGAACGGTTTCGAGGTTGTAGAGAAATGGAAGTACAAATGCAATAACTGTAGCAAGGAATTCCAATATGCCCCTACTGCCGACAATCCTGACGAGCAGCCATTTGAAGCAAACGGAGACAATGCACAAGCACACCCACGCAAAAAGAAAGCAGTTACAGTACCAAAGGCAGAAGCATTGGTATGTGATACATGTGGAAGCAATGACTTGGCTAGACCTGTACCAGAGCACAGAAAGACTTTGGAAAACTTGATGTTAGAGCCTGTAAACAGCAACCAGCAAACTCTGGAAGACGTAGCACGTCAGTTGGAACGTGACTTTGAGATAGCAGATAACGCATATTTGCTTTTGTTGAAGAACTACCACATAAACGATGCAACAGGCGAAATTAACACAGAGAAGACTGTGATTAAGGAAATGTTAAGAATTGAGCCACCACAGGTGGCAATGATTGCCGACAGTGACGGCAGAATTGGTTATGATGACAAGCGAAACAAAATTTTCGTGTGTCCACGATTCGAGCACCGTGACGTTAGACTTACAGAGCCTAAATGTGACCGTTGTGGAGCACAGGCATTAAAGGCAATTATAGAGGTAAACTCAGTTTATTCTATCGGCATACCACAGCCTAAGCGTGTTATTTATGGCGAAGGCGAAGTTATCTGGAAGGCAGGCAAGTACAAACCAAACCTTCTTTATGGATTTTCACCTATCTATTCCGTATGGTCAAAGGCTATGTCCCTCTCACATATGGATGAGTATATCAGAAAATACTTTGACAAGATGCGACCACCAAGAGGTATGCTTGTTATTTCCTCAAGAAATTATGAGACATTCAGAAAGTCATGGGATGTATTGGAACAGAAAGCACAGGAAGATCCTTACATGATTCACCCACTTTTGGTTGAGAATGACAAGGGTGGAAAGAACCCTGCACAATGGTTAGACTTTACTGGATCACTTAAGGAGTTAGAATTTATCGAAGTAAGAAAGGAACTAAGAATGATTATCGGAGCTGTCTATGGAGTATTGCCATTCTATTACGGTGAAACCCCTGCTGGATGGAGTCAGGAAGGACTTCAAGTTACAATTACAAATCGTGCTGTTCTATGGGGACAGGACACGTTAAAGAAGGCATTTTTCTCAAAAATTTCAAAGATGCTAAACATTGACGATTGGGAATTACAATTAAAGACTGGTGAAGAAACAGATAAACTTAGAGACTTGCAAACTGACGGAATCGAAATACAGAACATGATGCTGTTACAACAAATGGGCTTTGAGATTACAAGAACACATACAGGTGAGTTCAAGGTAGGTAAAGAAACTGCATTGACTCCAGAAATGATGTTTGGTATTGGTGCTATCAACGGTAATCAGAACGGTGCAGGCAAAGGCGTACCAGCTCCACAGGAAAAGACACAGGCATTTGAAGGCGAACCAAACAACAATAGACCAAGTGACATTGGTGGTACTGGACAGGGAAGTCCTACAAGTGGAAGTTCAATGAGCAAAAAATCTGCATATCCAAAGGGAATTACCCCGTCAAACTTTGAAGTTGTAAAGAATACTTTGCAAACAGCAGTAGATTATGACTGGAAAAAGACAAAGACAGTTGAAGAACTAAGAAAGGCAACTGGAATGACAGTAAGAGATGCTAGAGACATTGTTGCAAGTGAATTTGAAGGTGTAAAGAGGTGGGAAGATGAGTGATAAATGTGAAGATGGCTCATGCAAGCCTAAAAAAGTTGTATTTTACGTTACAAGAGGATTTGTAGAGGAAGATGAGGAGGAAGAATGACTAAAAGATTCCATAAATGTGACGACAGTTGCAAACATACAGAAGAAAAACCAAAAGTTGTCAAAAAAACAGTAAAAAAACCTAAAGTAGTAAAAAAAGAAATCAAACCAGAGGTTGTCAATGTATATGCAAACAAGCCAAACCCAGCAAGAATAGAAGCAATTTGGAAAATTATTGATATTGTTGATCAGATTGGAAATGAACATGAAACTAACAAAGTTTTAGAGAAAACACTTATAACTTTAAGAAAATTACAACAAGATATTGCCAACTGAACTAAATACTAACGAAAACGCAAACGATATGACCAAGAAGCTTTGGGAAAAGCATCAAGGTGACGAATTTACTGCTGTAAACAACTACAAGGAAGGTGTTTGTCTTGGATGTATGAAAGTTGACGTTGCAGCAGCAACAATCGCAGATATTTGTGGTGATTGTGCAGGTAAAAAAGGTCGTGAGCCACTTTTGGCAAAGATTTGTGACAAATATTACGGTCTTTGTTTCTTTTGTAACAAGTACAAGTTCAACATTGAGCAGATAAACGGAAGATTTTGTTCTACATGTCACCGTAGAATAGCCAACATTACAAAGGAATACAACAAAAAAGGTGGCTTTATGAAGACAGATCCGTTCTGGGTTTCAATGCGTAAAAAACATGGAAAGGACTGGAAACAGATTATGGGTGGCTATAGAAAGTCTAATCGGAAGTAATTTTTGTCAAAGAATTTCTAAATTTTGCCCATTCAACCATGTTTGGTATTCTAAGATTTTCCTCTATCTTTGCAAGTAACTCGTTTGTCTTGGAAAGTTTCTCATCAATCTGTTCTAATCTTTCCTCTACTTCACCCAATACAAAGTCAAACTTCATTTTTTGTCTTCCAGTAAGAATATGATTCTATTGTTTGTAAAGTCATAAAATCGTTTATCGTAGTTTACTTTGCTATATTTGTCACTCTTATTGGTAATACATCTACCTACTCGCATGGATAACAACGGTTTTCTTAACATTCTTGGAAAAAATTCCAAATGTTGTTTCTTGTGATTGTATCTCATATCACCATACTGTACAAGTTTTTCATCACCATTTTCCCATTCTTTTATGTTTCCTTGTCTAAAATGAACCAATGTGTTACTTAATCTTGGCTGCTCCTTCTTATCATTTGAGTTTGTTACTATCCATAAACTCTCTCCTTTGACATAAAGGTCAATAATTTTCATGACATATAACGGATCTTCTATGACATCCTTGTAAACCTTATGAAATAAATCATCATTTTCAAAAATATAGATAGATGTTGCCATGTTTTTTTATAGCAATACTTATTTATAAAGGCTTGGTACAAATCATGATATGAGTGATCATACTTGTAAAAGGTGTTCAATCCCGAAATATGGTTACACAGATGGCACTCATTCAATTTATCTTTGTTACAAATGTGGAAGATATGAGGGTATTAGTGGTGGTGATGAGAATTTTATTAAAGATATTAATGATAATCCTATGATATTATTACATATGATAAAATCAAAAACATTGATTCCTATAAGTTAATTTATATACCTTACTATTATTATTAGTACATGGAAATGTCTTCTATAATTGAAGCTCTATTAATTGCAACCATATTAGGTATGGGTGGTGCTTTGTATGGATTTTTCAGAAAAATGAGTTCAACACAGAAGGATTTATGCGAAACTGTTGCTAGATTACAAAAAACATTGATTATTTTGGCAAAAGCTGTAGATAGACAGTCAAACAGATTACACCCAGAGGAAGCAAATTCAGAACTAGATGATCTAGTAAAAGAGCTCCTAAGAGACAAATAATAAACCTTAAGTAATAGTTATTTCGGGGAAAAGTATGATTGATCCATTGTTAATCGCAACACTCTCCGTAATCGGAGGAGCAATCTTGAATACTGTCAGAGGATTCTTAGGATCTTCTGAGTCTACATATGACATCAAAAAATTCTTTGGTGCTCTTATCATAGCTGTATTTGCAGGTATTGCAGTTGCACAAACTTTGAGTCTAGCAGGTCTAGGAATTACAGAAACCGTATTAATCGGTCTATCTGTCGGTTTCTCAGTAGATTATGCTGTCTCAAAAGCCAAGAAAACTGCATAGTAAATTTTTAAGACCTTACTACGCTTTTCTCTCTATTTTTCTAAAACTTTATAAGTAATGTTCAGAACGAATATATAATGGAAAATGACATATTTTTCAACCAATTTGTGACAAAATCATTACATCCTATTGATGGTGCTCAAAGATTCTTTGAAGGCTATCTTACCGTTCAGGTCAAAGACAAGCAAGGAGAGATTACAATCGTTGATGAATTGATCAAGGTTCTTCCAATATGGATGGACAGAGGAGCACCAATTAGTGATACTCACAGTAACAGAATTATAGGTAAAGGTATCAGTTATGCTAAAACAATTTATAAAAATGCAGAAGGAATAGAATATCCAGCAATTAAAATTACAGGTAAAATACACAAAGATTATCATTTAGACAATGAAATCTGGGATAAAATCAAGAGTGGAGAGTATAAAGGACTGTCATTTGGTGGTGCTACAAAGGCAAACAGAACACCAAAAGTCATGAAAGACGGTAGTATTGCATACGAATTAAAATCATTAGAGCATTATGAGGTCGCTGTTTGCAAAGATCCAGCAGTCCCATTAGCTCTAATTACCGATTATAATCCACTTGCAAAGGCAATTACTGACAATGTTGAAAGACGAGAAGACGGTAAAATGGTAATTAAATGTGATAAATTTGGATGTACAGTTGCAAAAGGTGAAGACTTTTCAAACGCAGATGGTGACAAACATGGAGCATATAATCAAAATGTTTCACCTGAAAAATCATCAAACAGGGAATCAAGTCCAGTAGACGACGATGATGATGTTGAAATTAAGGCAGAAGAAAAGGAAGATGAAGTTAAAAAAGATGCAAATCTTCACTATGGTGGAGTAAGACATGCTAGTAAGGAATATGAACAAGGTAATGAATCAGCACAAATTACAGAGGTAAAAGAGGATAAGGAAGAAGAAAAAGAGGAAGATGATGATAAAAAGAAATCAGGGTATCAAACAGAAGATGGAAATAATCAATTAGGTGGACAAGGATCAACAAAAGACGATACCTATAAAAGTAGCGAAAACTATATAAACTCGGATAAAGAAGAATCTGATAAGGATATGGACAAAGATACTTCCAACAAAATTTCTAAAACTGACGAAGAAGAAAAATCTTCCGAAGAAGAAGAAAAGAAAGACGACGAAGTAGAAAAATCTGATTTTCAAGAAGCAATCAAATCTAACATCAGTACATTAACTGACGTTATAAAGTCACTCGCAGAAACTCAAAAAGACGTTAGTTCTACACTAGTAGGTATTGATGATAGATTGAAAGCATTGGAAACCCCAACTGACTTACCGTTGAAGCCACAAACTTCAGCAAGTGAAGACGTTGGTGCAAAGGTTACAGTCCCAGATACTTATCAAGCTAACTCTGTGCAAGCAGGCTTAGACGACGATAAACATGCTGAAGACAAACCTGAAACCGATCCATCTGGATTGAAAATGCAAGAGAAATCTAATTTCGACTTTACTACCGAGACTCCAAGACCTAATGCAGCAATCGAGACAATCAACAAATCTGCTGAAACAGATATGTCATTTGTTTTGAAAGATGCAAGAGAAGGTGGAAATCTAAGCGTAGTAGCAAGAAATATTCTAGCTGGAAAATATTATACTCCAACACCTGACGAAGTAGGAACATACTAAAATGACTCAAATCAGAACAATCGATGAGCTTGAGGCACAATATTATGGACACAATCGTAACCTTCTTAGAAAAGCTGATGCCCCTTCAACTACCAGCACCGCTGGTATGTTTAACGCCATCTTTGGTGCTTATGCATGGGCTCAACTGAATCTTGAAGCAAACGCCTTCGGAATTCTCCCAAAATACCCTTGGGATAAATCTGGATGGAGGGTTATAACTGCAAAACCAACTTTGAATACCAACAATGCTAACACAGCATTAGGTGGTACTTCAGAAGGTGGTTTAATTGCTGAAACTGTAAAACCAACTGTTGCAGAACTTGACGTAAAGCCAAAGACTGCACAACTTCCTTTCTCTGCATCAGAGGTAATGGAATGGTTGTCAACACACAGTAAAGACGACATTTGGGGTGGCTTAGGCTCACTCCGTTTGTATATGGCAGTACAACACAAAGAGTTCATTAATAGAATGCTTTTAGCAGATGTTGAAAGCGATGCAGCAGCATCAAGTGGTGCTCATACTGGTACAAAAGACTTAGAATCCCTTGATAGAATCGTATCAAGTGATGCTGAAGAAGATGCACTAGGTGGAAGCCACTCAGGATTTTACGATCCGTGGGCTGCTGATGCAACCGTTGACAGAGATGGAAACGGTGGAGAATTTGACTGTACAGTAGAATCTGCTTCTGGTACTATCGGTACTGACGGTGTATTGACTGACGATGTTCTAAGAACTTTCTTACGAAAGATTAGAATCGCAGCAGGTAAAGATCCAAATGTATTCCTAGGCTCCCATGAAGTCTACTCTGAGATACAAGGCTTATACATGCCAAGTGTCCGTATTGCAAACCCATACGGTGAGCAATTAGTTCAGATAGACGTAAACGGTATTCAAACCTTTAAAGGTACGGGTACTGGTATTCATGTCGACTCTATTTACGGAGTACCATTTATTCCAACAAAGGATGCCCCATCTGGTGGTGGTTCTGAAATTGGAAGACTCTTTGCATTAGATACATCTGATGCAGAAGGTTATGGTTATCCAAGAATTGGAATTCAAGTGGCTATACCAACCGAGTATTACGAAGCAACTAGAAGATCTGCTGGTTATCCATTCGTGAACAACGCTTTCGTTGAGAAAGGTGTGTTCAGAACAATGGGTGAGACAGTTTGTCGCCATTTCAAATCACAAGGTAAAATTAGAGACATTAAACTCTAGTCAAACCAAAACCCTTTTTTTATATTTTTTTAGATACATATATATATCCTTGCCACACGGTTGTTTGTAATGACGAAGCAAATAATAGCACTAGTAGCCCTATTATCATTAGGAGCATTTAGTGCAGTATATGCAGAAACAGCAACAGTTGAAGTGCCTTTCGAT